ATGCAAAGGGGGGTGCATTTTTTGAGACCCCTCCCCCCTACCTTGATCAGATAGGCAAAAAGGGAGAGAACTTGTAGCTCAGTTCATGTTGCGGTCCGAGGTTAGTCTGTGGGGGAAGGTTCGCGGTTTGGGGGAAACCGAAAGGAACCTTGACTAACCTCGGACCTGTCATGGAAGGCGAGCTAACCGTTTGATGGATCAGCTACCTTGATGTGAACACCTGACACATTCTCGGTAACGATCTCTTCGATCGCGTCCTCAATGGCTTGACTCTGCAGTTGGTCGCTGAGTTCATCAGATGTTCGTACTACACGGGCAAGGAGGGATAGAGAGTGGTAGCCCTCTTGCGCATCCCATTCGTACCACTGGTCCCATTCAGACCAAGGGTTGTACGGGTTGTCCTTGGTACTGAGCATGTGTTCCGTAGACATCACGAATCACCTGCAATGGCAGACTTGAGCGTGTCAACAGAGACACCAAGCTGATTAGCTACCTCAGCCAAGGTGTGCTTGTCTCCGATGAGCATGAGTCTGGCACGACTAAGATCAGCTTCGTTCATAGCTGGCTTCTCTCTCGGTGTGGCCAGCTTCTTGATCTTCTCCACGTCAGCGTTGTCAAGGATCTTGTTGAGCATGGTCTTGGTGATCGCGCCCGCTTGGATGGCTTCCCATTCCTTGGGTTCAATCGTGACCAGATCCTTGCCTGCACCTACTCTTCTACGGGCATCCTCAAGTTCTTTGGATTTCAGCTTCTTGATCTCAGCTTTATCCATCTCAGGATTCGCCTCCTTCTTGAGACGGAACCGGGCATTTGCAATCACCTGGGCCTGTCGTTCGAGGGGGGCGTTACGAAGAGCATTGTTCAGGTTAGCCTGAAGCATCTTCACTTCCTCCGCATACGCTTTGTTAGCGCGCGGAGAGTACTCAATGTCCTTGGTCTCAAGCATCTCTTTACGAGACATGTTGGCCAAGGCCTTGAGCTTGTTTGAGTACTCAGCGTAGACGTGTTCGATCGGCCTGCCTGAAGAGAGAGAGTGCGCGTCGTCGGTGAGAGCGAGCTTCTCAATCTTAACGGTTTTCTGCTTGCCGTTGTAGTACTCTTTGCCCGTCTCTACATAGACGCGCTTACCCGTAAGACGATCGATAGGACCGCCTTCATCAGCAGGGCGAGGCTTCCGGTCTGGAACTGTCTTTTCAGAACTAGCCAGAGAGATGAGAGTCGAAGCGCCACCTTGCGGGCCTCTCTGGTACTTCTTCATGAGCTGCGAGATGGTATTGTCCTGGGCCGACTGTTTCCAGTTGAGACCGTGCTTCTCAGCATCGATGACCACCATTGAATGGCGGACAGCCCGAGCAAGCTCATCATCGGGCGCGCCCTTGATGGTCATGTCGGTGATGAGGTTTGACACGAGGCCCATTTGCATGGCTTTGGTTTTGGCGTTCATCCGAGGGATCGGACTATCGGCAGGAATCTTGTACTTCTGTGGGTCGAAACCCTTCAGACCTTCGAGAGCCGGCGATGTCTGGATCTTCCCATGATTGTTAGGGATGACCAGTACAGTGTCGCCATCGAAGTCCGCACCAGACAGTCGTTCGGCTACCTTGCTGTGGATGCCGATCGCGTCAGGAGCATTGCCCAGAAGTTTCTTCGCCTCAGGGTGACGGTTGTTTACCCTGAGTTGGGGGATCTCGAACTTCCCACCATGAGGAAAGCGAACCAGGACTACTTGCTCACCGTCGTTGAAGGTAGGTGCGTAGACCTCGTTTTCCTTCATCGAGTTGATGGGTAGTATGACTTTTGTCGCCTGTCGGGGCATCTGTGCGGCCTTGAGATGGACCGCCGAAGAATCTGCCGAATCGGCAAACTTCTCTAGAAGATGTTTCTTGACAGTGTCGTTGGTAGTCGCTCTGATCTCGTCAAGCTCACGAAGTTTGCTTTCGTAGGCCATGTCGAGTTGGTTCTTCGCCAGGGCAGGCTTTTGTTTCGACAACATCTGAGACGAAAGGTTTCGGGACCACTGGTCCCATTTACCTTCTTCGTTGACGATATTCATCGTCGACTCGACAACGCGGTTCCCGTGTTCGTCTCTGACGTCTGTTCCGTCAGGATGCTTCTTGTAGACCTGATCGCGAATGTTGGAACCGAAAGGATCGTCCTTCGAGATCTCTCCCGTCAGATTGTCCTTCTGCATCGGTTTCATCGCATCGAGCTTGTTCCCGGTGTTCTTCTTGTTCGTGTTGAAAACGAGATCAACACCAGGAGGGAAGTCCTTCGGATCGCCATACATCGCCATGCCCTTGAGGTAATGTGTGCCATCTACAGCAACACGCACCTGAGCATAACGTCCCTTGCCGAGCGCTACGTCGTTCACGCCAGGACGAACGTAGATCACACCGTCAGCATCGGTACCACCTTCTTCAGCGTAGCGAATCTTAACTCGCTTGGAGCTGATCGAGATGGGGGGCTCGATGCGGTCGTAGCTACGACCTCCGTCAGTCGACTTGAGCATGGCCGGCTGGATCAGTTCCCGGTTCTTCAAGACCTCTTGGAAGGTCGTACCAGGAGCCGTAAGAACCTTCAGGGAGGTGTTTTTACCGGTTCCAAGCTGTTCGACGGTGAGCCGGTGAAGAACATAGCCTTCGTCTTCGAGAAGACGTCTGGCGTCCCTGAGCTTCTCAGCACTGATCCCCAAGTGAAGCTCGACGCCCTTACCAACATCGACATACTTCTTTGCGTCGACCTGAGCACGGAGCATCTCGGAAGTGGCAGCAAGAACGTTTTCCTTGTCCTTACGACCCGGCTTGAGGAGATTTCCGACTGTAGTGTCGGGGATTCCCATCTTCTGCCCGATAGCGACGTTGGAAAGACCCTTGTCTCGGAGACGCTGAGCTTGGATGATCAGAGCCTGATTTCGCTCTTCCTTCGCCATTGCGACGGTGGTGCGAAACTGTGAAACTGTCAGACCGAAACCCTTGGCGATCTCGGTGTCTTTCACACCTTGGGCTCGGAGGTCCTTCACACTGCTCTGGAAGGTAGCTGCACGCTCGTGGGGTGTTTCACCCGAACCCCAAGGGTAACGTCCAGACTTCCGCTTGATGCCGTAGTGCTCGACATCATCGTCTGCCTTGACGACCGCACCAGTAAGCGCGTTGTACTCGTCCTCATCGATGATCAAAACAGACCCCCCATTCGGCGCTTTTCTTCGATTCGCTTGTCCGATGTGTAGATCATGTCTACGGTGTGCGCGAGGTATTCGAGATCGATGTCGCAGTAGATGACTTCGCCTTGGTAGATGCGAAGCTCACCCTCGATCTCGAATGGTCGGAAGTCATACTCCAGACAGAAGATCGCGGCGTAGACATACAGCTGATCCATGGACGCTTTGGAGGTGCCCGTCTTAAGATCGTGGACCCGAAGGAACATGTTGACTTCGTCGAACGAGATGGCGTCAGCTGTTCCGTAACAGTTGAACGAGTAGAACAGCATCTGTTCCGGCGTCATCCGTAGATCGATCGCGTCGTTCACGTAAGCCGCTAGTACCGGATATTCGTCATCCGGCATGAGCTTGATGCGCCGTCTGATGTTTCTGGCGGCGGTCTCGTGGAGCTCAGTACCCAGTGCAGCCGCCTGAGCGGTCGTCAGACGGTCTTCTAGCCTCTCTTTAGTCCACCGTAGCCAGGCAGGATTTGAGGGGCTTAGAAAGGCGTGTGAGCCTTCGAGCTTCGCATGGGTGTTAAACCCCGAGAAGCGCGCATTGTAGAGCACGAAGGACTTCCTCTTCGTTCGAGGGATAGACGAAGGCCGCAAACGACATCCCGTCCAGCTTCCGGACATAGTAGTCCTGGTTCGGCTGAGACGGGGCGCGTTCGCTGGCCTTAACTTCGAGAAAAGCATACCGGTCTTCGTAGAAGATCACGAGGTCCGGTATGCCTTGCAAGTAGCCTGGGTCGTTCTTGAGAATGACGCAGTCTGGAAACAGAAGCCGAAGCTTTTTTATCAGCTCCGACTGGTACCTGGATTCCGTCATGCGTCACTCCGTTCACGACAAAAACATGAGGCTTGATCTACCCCTTCTATCATAGTGCATGTATTTCTTACGGGTTGGTATCTGTCGGTCAGAAGTGGATCCGGAACCTTTGATAGGTCGGCCACGCGTAGGTCCTGCTTGCGACAGACTTGACTATCTCGGTGTCGAGTAGACCGAACTTGATCGCGGCGTCCCAGGAGGTCTTGAAGACCTCACCTGTTTTGAACTCCTGGATTGGACGGTCGATGCCTTGCGGGTCTGACTTGAACTGCTGGAAGTACCTGAGTGCATACCAGCGAGGGCGCCACATAAGGTTGTCAGCACGGTTGTTGATCCGATCTCCATCGAGGTTTATGGGGGTATCGAACGCCAGCGAGCGTGCTGACGTGACGAAGGCTGTGGCGACCAACACAGTCACCGACCGCTTGTACTGAGTTCCGTTTCGGTTGAAGCTGACGTTGACGATGCCACGCTGATTCACGTGACGAGTCATCATCCAGCCGAAGTCTTCGTTTCGAACGAATCCTGTGTTGCTCACCGAATAACTCGGGAACTCGAGTATCTCTCGCCATTCTTCTTGCATGATACCCACCTTACACTTTCTTGGTTGTGCTGTTCTTTGGTGCTCAGACTTCCAGGATCACGGGTTAGACGTTGTTTTTGCCGCCTTTGACGACACGCTTCTCTCTTGAAACGGACATTTGCAGGCGTTTTGCAAGAAGTCGGGCGCGTCTGTCAGTTTGCCAGTTTTTTCGAGCAACTTCTCTATATAATTACTACTTGGTATCTGTATTATTTTTATAGAGAAGTTGATAAAAAAAACTGGCAAACTGACAGATTGAAAACCCACAACGCTCTGACCTGCAGCTTTAAAAAATCGTAAAGCCGCATATCGGTACAAAGTTGGGCGTCAGTTTCGTTTTGAAACTGACAGTAAACTGACAGATGGCCTCGAAACTGACAGACCTTTTGACCTGGTTGTCGCAAAGCACACCAGAACATCCGTAAATGTCTACTTAGTCCGGGTTGGTTCCATAGTGCCCCATGACATCCGTAAATGCCCACATCACCCAGGTTAGTGGTATTTTAGTCACCACAGATCTGTCAGTTCTGCCAGCCATCTGTCAGTTTGTTGTCAGTTTCGATTTCAAACTGACAGATCAAACACCCTCACGCTGCCCTCGAAAACAGCCCGACTTTCTTCGCATAACGGACTTCGTTGAAGCTTTTCTTGGCCTTCAATGACTCCATCACAGCCACGTCCACATCCGAATCCGCGAGCAGTATGTAATAATACAGCACCGAAAACGGGGTGTTAAGACGGTCGATTCTGCCGTGTGCTTGGTGCCATTGCTTGTACGAATACGTCAGCGAGTAGAACAACATCGCGTCAGTCGTCGTACAGTTCCACCCCTCAGCGCCGGCGGTGTACTGGACGAGATACACCCACCGATCCGTATCCGGGACCTCCTCGTGCTTGTGCCCGTTCCACTCCGCTACGGTGACTTCTTCGGCCAGCTGCCGAAGTTCCATCAACTCATAGTCGAAGTTGTAGAAGACGATCAAGCGAGGGTGTTCCTTCATCCTGTGCCGTACCGCGTGCAGGCGAGACGGGTCCGAATACACGACCTTACGCCGGAGGTAGAAGAACTCTGCAAGACTCCGAATCGGTCTTTCAGCGTAGGGGTTCCATCGTTCCCGCGAGATACTGCTGAGGAGTTCGGGGTTGTGCACCACTGCAACACTCTGTGTGATACGTGTGGTATGACGTTCGTAAGGCATGTGCACGAGAAGCTGATTTCTGAGCTTCGCGAGCTTGTTGACGTTGTGGTACTTCTTGACTTTCGGGAACTTGCTGTAGCCGTCGTACTCTACGTGCTGATCCTTGAAGTCAGTTCTGTTCTTGTAGAACCCGTTAGCGATGAACACGGACATGTAGTCCAGCCAGTTGTCTCCTGGCGTGGCACTCAGCAATATCCACGTGTTCTTGTTCTGATCCTTCGCGATGAACTCGAAAGACTTTGTCCATGCTCCGCTTCCAACGAGCCGTTGCTCATCGAAGATGAAGAAAGCGCCGCGGACGTTCTTGTACTTGGCGATGTTGTTCCACGAGTCGACGGTGAGCTTCCCATTGATAGGACCTCGCTCTTTACCAACGCCGAACTTGATGAACTCGCTCTCCCAGTCAAGAGAATCCCGCTTCTTCGCCGTGGTGATGACGTAGACGTCTTTGCCCAACGGCGCTTCCTTCCGCATGTAGTAAGCCGCCGCGGTGAGCGACTTACCAGTCCCTACTCCGCCCCAGAGGATCTTGCCGCTTGCGAGCTCCTTAACGGCGTCCTCTTGGTGCGGGTATAGGGTAACGGCCATGACTTCTTACTCCTCATCGGAGGGCTCCTCATCGGCAAGGATCCACTGGGGGTTGACGATCGTTGTGCTGGTGTTTGGGGCAGCGTTCACGGACTCGTCAGTCTGCTCCGAATAGACGGGCTCGACAGGCCATATGGCTCGGTTTCTCTTCACCGAGATGGTCTGGTCGTCGACCCTGCGTGCTACTAGCGGAAGGTTTATCATCTCCGCTATGAACTCGCTGTAGGTCTGTATCGGAGACTCCTTGGGAGTCGTATCGATCGTCGACTGGTCGATGTCGAAGTCGCCGGCCTCCTTGAGGACACCAGACACGACGACAGTGACCGTCCCGTCGAACAGGGTCTCGGTAGACACGCGCACCGTGGTGTTCGCGTTCGGGTACAGAACAGAGAACTCCTTGACCTGGTTCTTCACAAACCCCTGGAAGCTGCCGTACAGCTCCTCGACCTCTTCGGGGTTGACGGTCACTCGGAGTTCGACCTTCTCCGGCTCGACGACTTCTCGCACCATGAAAGTCACGGTGCCGTCCAACTCGTCCTTGTTCACTACTTCGAGGCTCTCGACGTCCGGGTACAGTCCCTTGAACTTCTTGATGAGGCCATGCACGAACTCATGCACTCCCGAGCCCTTAGACACGAGGTCCATCGGGTGGATGTTCTCCACGATGCGACGGATCTTGCCAGCTGCCACGAGACCCTTCATGAACTCTCCCGGAGGGACAGTCGTGTACGTGGCCTTGGGCTCCTCTGAGGGCTTGAGAGACAGCTCCACGAACTTCCCCCTACGTGCCCAGTCGAAGTGCTCGCTGGTGCCCTGCTCGTCGGGCTCAGAAGCCCGTACAAGGCTGTCTATGAAGTCCTTAGACACGAACCCTGCGTCCCTCCGTATCTCTTCTGTGGTTCCCGTAGACAGCCTCTCAGGGCCCTTGTCGGCGACCTGCAGAGCGTCACCTCTGGACCCCATGAAGTAGTTCAGACGCTGGCGGTCGAACAGCGAACCAGTGCTCACCGGCTTCTTGGCGACGAGTCGCTCGTAGCCATATGTTGCGGCCAGACCGTCGAATATCGGGGTGTTGCTGTAGGTTATTCTGTTGTCGCTCATGGTGCATGTTCCTTTACGTTGCGTGTGGTGCGAAAAACGGACTAACTAGTATAAGGCAAGAGCAAGGATCCGAAGACCCCTGCCCCTGCCTCACACTCCTATCCCCGACCCGGAAGGATCAGTCCTTCAACGAGTCCTCGTACGTGTTGACGGCTTCCTTCGCCTCGTGCTCAGCCAGAGTCCTGATGATGGTCACCAAGGCGGTTTCTCTTGTTTCCAGATCGTCGTACAGGTACTCCGGAACGTTGGCCTTCTTCCGCGCGGCGTCCATGAAGTTGGACAGCTCCTCACGGAAGATCCGCCGGACGTCGTCCTCGGACAGGTTTGCGACGGTTGACTTCTCTGAGGGCTTACGGGCACTTGCCCGATTGACCATCCAGCGAACAGAGGTCTTGTACCGCCTGGAGATCCTCTGTCCGTCCTCGTAGACCCCGGTGAACTCCAGCCAGTCTTTCCCGCTACCCCCGTAGAACTGGAGTTCCGTCACCTTGCACCAGCGGTTGGTGACCTGGGCCATGGGGTTGATCGGATCGAAGCGATCTTCCGGATCGCTCAAGACCACGAGCATGCCGTTTTCGAGCTTTGAGCCGTCGGGCTCGTAGTACTCGACCAGGGCGTTCTGCGTGACCTCTTTGGAGAAAATCCCCAAGTGGGGGAATGACTCATCCATGTTGTTCTCCCGTATCGGCCGTCCGCCGACGTAGATGGTTTCCGGAACGTCTATACCTACGTGCCGGAAAAGCGAATGGATCGTCATGCTTTTCCTCAGGTGATCAGGGACAGGACGTACTCGATCTTGCGAAGCTCCGGGAACGAATCCCACAGCTTGTTGAACTCCGCCGGCGTGAAGATCTTCGGACGCTCCGACCAATGCCAGACAGACACTGGTTGGCCTTTCCATTCGTCGGCTATACCCAGAATCCCGGTGAAGCCCGTCCATTCCGACTCGAAGATCGTTGCTCTCGCGTAAGCCGCGGCCAACTCGCGTTGGTAGAATTCCAGGAGGTTCTGGAAATTCGGATCGTCGAACGTTTCGCCTGTCACGTCGCCAGGTCCAGATACTCCGACTCGGTGAGGAACTGCATGTTGACGCCGAGACAGACCCACCGCGGCTCCGTCGAGGGATTTGCCTCGAGCCATGCCACGGTCTCTTCTGTCGTCCCGTTGAAGAGCGGCTGGGTGTTGATGTCCACTACCGCGTCGAGATAGATGCCGGCCATTACTCTCCCCACCAGTTCATGACGGTTCCGATCCACCAAAGGACCAGAAGGATGACCGCTATGACGATGATATCCTCGACCCAGACCATCCTACTTCCCCTCCCGGATCAGGTTGATGATCTTCTGGGTGTACTCGTCGGCGAGATCGTCAGGACTCTCGTTGGACTGTTCGGTGTCGATCGAGAAGGCTTCCTGCAGCATCTCGAGCACAGCCTTGTACTCATCCACATCGGTCAGAACCTCTTCGAAGATCTCCAGGAACGACCTGGTCTTGTAGATCTTGAAGACGTTGTCCTCGGTCAGGCGCACGAGCCAGTCGCCCACGTAGGCGCGAACCCTCTGCAGCCTGTATCGACCCGCCGGCTTGGCGATGGGGACATCGACGTAGGACTTGAAGGCGTCAAACCCGTCCTCTTCGAGTCGAACCTCACCGCCACACCACTCGGCCAGCTCCGTCAGGTTGTCGTCCGTGACCTGTATGGCCTGGACGCGGAAGGGCTTTCTCTGGTACGCAGACGGCTCCATCAAGACCCCTCCTTGACGCCACAGGTGCACTCGTTCTCGCCCTCGAAGGCTCTGGGGTCACGACTGATACAGTTCCAGGCGTGCGGCAGCATGGATTCCTCCAGCTCCATCACCGTCTTGATGGCCCTGTGTCCAGCCTTCTCCAGATCGCCTACGTCGTAGGACGACAGCCCGTTTGCGAGTCCATCAGCTGTCTCCGCCATGGACTCCAGGAGAGCTCTCATCTCCTCCCGGACGATCCGTCTTATGATCTCTTCGCCGTGGATTTCCATCATGACCCCTCCTGGAAGATCTGCATGATTTCGCTGACGAACTGGTTTCTGGCCTCGAAAGAAGGCTGGCTCATAAGAGCCATCTCCACCAGAACTGTCACTCTGTGGCGCTTTTCGTAGTCGGTTGGCTTCGGCTCGAACGTCGTCCGGAACCGATTGTCCTTGTACCGCTGCAGCCCCGCGTCAGTCTCGGTCACCCAGTCGCCGATGAACAACGGGTGCATCTGAGGCTGGCGGTTGGAGTGCTCGGTGAGGATCAGTATGTGCGGCTCGCCGTTCCACCGCTTCGAGTCGATCCTGACCACGGTGCCGGCGTAAACGGCGACGTCACCGATGTTCTCTTCCGTGATCTGAATTGCTCTGATCGGGAAGGACCGCCGGACGTATTCCTCGAATTCCATGTTACGTCAGATCTTTCTGCACGAGCTCGATGAGCTTCCTGGCGAGCTGTTGAACGTGTATGTCCATCCGGTCCGGGTCCCTCTTGTACAAGGGCCTCTTGCTCTGCTCTACAAGGCCCCTGAGCATCCCCTGGACCTCCTTGTAGGTGTCCCTGTACAAATACTCAGGGATCGTCACGACAGTGCCTGTATCGCCGATACAGACCTTCGCCCAGGCCTCCGGATGAGGGTACTTCAGCCGGCGCAGGACATCGTGAGGCTCCCCGGAGAAGACGACTCGCATGTCACGGTTGAAGATCGTATCTGCGGCGGTCATCGGAACAGATTCTCGATCTTGGCTGCGGCCTCGTTACGAGCCAATTCGATGGGCCCGTCCTCGAATCCCAACGAAGAACTCACCGAGAAAGAACCGTACTCGGTCAGAATCTCGAGAAGAGCTGCTCGCTTCGCCGCCTGCTTTGACGCGTACTCCAGCGCGAACGTCGACTTGAATCGCTTGTGCGCGTAGACCTCGAGGTTATTGCTCGGAGAGATGGTGACCCAGTCCCCTAGAAAGGCCATAGCCCTCTGGTCTCGCCCGTGGCGCCACACGACGAGATCGATGTACAGCTTCTTGTTCGGTCCGTCCCAAGCCAGAGTGCCGGCGTCCCTGACTTCGCCCTTGACCTGTGCTGCCAGCTCGTGGATGTTCTCCGAGGTGACCCGGACGGCTTCCACGGTGAACGTCTTGCGAGTGAATCTCTCAGTGGAGATGCTCATCAGATCAGCCCCACGATGTGGCGAGCGGTCTTCTCGGCGAAGGGCTTCGTACTGTCCATCTCCTTGTTGTGTGTGGCGTCGGCCTGCCTCTGCATGGCGGCTTCCACCAGCTCGAGCACGGAGTTGTACTTCTGAGCTTCCTTCTCCTCCGCCAGCACGACGTCGGGGACGCTGTCGAGCTTGACGAACCAGGCGTAGTTCGCCGAGCAGGTCCGGACCCGCTTGGATCCGTCCTCGTAGACGGCGACGAAACTGAGGTTGTTTCCGATGATCTGAAGATTGGTGACCTTGGCCCATCGGTTGTTCTCGAAGGCCCGGTCAAGCTCCCAGTCAGCGTCAAGCCTCTTCAGGTTCTGCCGGGAATCGGAATCTGCGACCAGAACGACCATCCCGTTTGCGAGGGCCCTACCGCTAAAAAGCAGATCCTCGTTCTTGGGGTCCATGGTGTAGAACTTGGGGATGAAGTACCGGAAGTAGTCCGGGATGAGGGGCTCAGGCTTCTTCACAGCCTCGGCCACGCTGTAGTACGACTGCGTCACGGGCGAGTAGATCTCGTACGCGCTGACGTCGTCCTGCGTCTTCAGCCAACTGGTCATCTCGTCCCGGGTCCCCTCGAATACCGCGGCGATGCTCCGGTCGGACTTCAGGACTACGGTGAAGTTGTCGATCATGGTGTTCTCCTACGTGGGTGTGTGGGTGTGTGGGTGGGTATGGGCGTCTTTTTGTGTCTTACGCCCACAGGACTTTGCTCTCAGTGCAGCGGGAGGGTCAGGTAGTCGAACTTCTCTTCTCTTGACAGGGAGATCCAAAACCTCGTGAACTCCGAGGGGGTGATGGGCCTCTCCGAGCTGTCGAAGAACTGGTAAAGATCCATAAGGAGTCCAGATCTTCTGACCGCCTCTTCGAAGCTGTCGCTCGGAAGAATCGCCAAATCCTTTAGGGATATGGTTACGACCTCGCCCATTAGTCCTCTTTCCTCAGAAGATCTCGGTGATCTTGCGAGCGATGTCCATTGCGATCTGGTCGTCGATGAAGATACGGCCACGGAGAAACGTGGCGTCCTTCTGCTTCTCCATGGCAACCTTCACCAGTTCGAGAACGTCCTCGTACCGCTTCTCCGCGAGGTAGTCAGGAACGGTCAAGACCCGGTACGTCTCCCCGACGTAGATTTTCCGCATGTTCGCCGAAGGGTGGGAGTCCAGCCACTCCACAACCTCCTTCGGTGTACCGGTGAAGACGAGCCCCGCATCATCCTCGTAGATACCGTCGTGTCTCATGGCGTCTCCCTACAAGACCCGCCGGTGTGACGGGCGAACGGGCCTCACGATCACCTGCGAGATGATGATCACGGACGAGGACCACTTCGGGGCCATGGCCAGCTTGGCTGCCTGCACGGCTCTCTTCTCAGCAAGGACGTCACCGAGAACATCGATGGAGACCGCGCAGGCGATGACCGCAAGCGTCATCAGAATGATCCACACGATAAGCATTAGTCTTCCTCCTTGTTTCCCGGATTTCTGACCGAGATGACGATTGCGATTATGAGCCCAACAAGAAGGACGCCGGAGAACGGGATACCAGCGTCCTTGACCATGGACCAGAAGAAGTCCATCACTACTCGACGAGCTTCTCGGGCTGCATCAGCGACGCGAGCGGAGTGTACTTGACCCCGCAGTCATAGCAGCCGTGCTTCGAACCGCTCTTGGCGTCGGTAACGAGCGCACCGAATATGACCCCAGTGAGCATGACCACAGCTCCAGCGACGAATCCCCACAACATCAGGAGTTCCCCCGACCAAGAGCCAGACGACGGCCCAGCATGTTGCGGTCTTGGATGTCGAGCTCGGTCAGCTCCTCGTCCTCTTCCCACTCACCCTCGACGTCCAGGATTCCGTCGCCGGCCTCGATCGCCAGCTGGGTCTCGTCCTCGATCGGGATGTGGGCGTACTTCTTCTCGAGGTCGTCCTGGTGGAGCTCGGCGAACAGGAGCTTCAGGTAGGCCGCGACGCCCTGGCTGCCGTTGACGTCGTAGTTGAAGGGGCGGATGGTGACGTCGACATTGTCGAGCTCTGCGTAGTCGAGAAGCATGACGGTGACGTCGTCCAGCTGGGTCCTGGTGACTATCTCCCTCTTCTCCGCCGCCGACCACTTCTTCGCGATCATGAAGATCCGCGGAGGTCGCTTGCCGTCCATCTTGACGGTGACCGGCAGGTGGTAGAGGAGTTCGTCAGCCTCGCCCCTGTCGACCTTCTTCTGGTTGTCCTTGACGTTCCAGCCGACCTGCCGGAGCTCCAGGGCCAGATCCTCATCCAGCGGGATCGCGAAGTTCCGCTTGCCGGACTCGTTGAAGAGCTTCTTCTCGCCGGCGAAGTTCTTCCAGATCATCTTGACGCCCTCGAGCGTGATCTCGTGCTTTACCTCTGTGCGCTTATTTGCCATGTTGGTTCCGTTCTTTGTTCTAAGTCAGGATGTGGCTGATTCCTGGACGATCACGATTTTCCCGGGCTCTTCCATGATGATGGAGTAGGAATAAAGCTCCAGGTTCATCCCGGACCTTTTAACCTCTTCCAAATCAAGACTTGCCAAAGCCATGATCACCGTATCGAAATCGAGCCGGCCGATTTCGGTCATCGCCCCTTGGATACGTTTCATCAGAGGGACAGTCTTGTTCCGGTTCACGACCCCTCATCAACCGGAGCGATCGAGAGGTGATCGACGTCCCGGAACGAAAACCCCCGGTGGAAACTCTCCACGGACATTCCGCTCGCGTCGATGTGAGCTACGAGCCGGCCGCCAGGAAGTTGTTCGATCTTGGCCGTCCCGATGACCTTGCCCTCATCCGGATGACCGTCTAGGCGGTTGACGAACGGGACTTCGTCCTCGAAGGCGAGGTTTGCATCAGCGACTTCATCCGGCAGAGAAATACCGGCGAAGAACTGGGCCCTCTTGTCTGAACTGGTCATGGATTGCTCCTAGTCCGGAATGACGACGTTCTCGAGACGACTGTAGGCGTCGATGTACGTTTCACGCTTCTCGCCGTTGTAGGTGAGTTCGTAGTACATGTTGTCTGGAAGGGTGGTGCCCAGAAGCGCCTTCCAGTTCCCGAGGGTCTTGGCGAACCAGACGACGAAGATCTCGTACGGAGGCATCGTGTCGTCTCCACGCGTCTTGTCGAGACGGTCGTCTACGTACTTGAGGACAATTATCTTGGCCTTGGCGATGAGGTCAACCGGTTCGCCGAACGTACGCTCTGCGTGTATCTCGGCGTCCATCTTGCACTCCGGGCAGAGCCTCATACCTCCGCAGCGCTTGACCGCCATGGGCCGCTCTCCATCCAGAGTGGTTCCGGGGATGTGGTGGCCGTGCTTGGTGTACGTCACGACTCCTCCTCGACCGGAGTGATCTGGGCCTTGGCGAGGGTGGCGAGCATCTTGTCGTTGATCTCCTTGCCCATGGCCATGAGGGCTTCTTTCCGCTTCGCCGTACGCTCACGATCGAGCCGCAGAGCCTCCAGACCAGATGCCTTGGTCTCCGCCTCGAACTGCTCCCGCTTGGCGATGCCGGCCGCGCGCTTCTGCTTCTTGGTTGCCATGTTCAGTTCTCGCTTCTGATGATGTGGTCTTCGTTGGTGTCACTCTGGAGCACGACCTTTACTTCCTGGCCGTAATCCCGAGTGATCTCGTAGTGGTGGCCATCCGGAGGATCAGGCAGCTTCTCGAACACCTTGTTGGTCAACTTGAGCATCGCCATAGCGATCTTCTGGTTGGATTCGTTCTCGTTCGGCATAGCTAGACCCCTTCCCTAATCACTAAAGCCCTGATCCGTTTTCTGACTGACGCCTCGGTTACGTCATACTGTCGAGCCACAGCGGTGTATGTTCCGAGCATGAGATACTCGAGATACAGCTGCGAGTCTTCAGCTGGTAGCTTCGACGGCTTTGGCTTCCAGGTCCCGGCTATGACGCCGCGTATCGTGTCTTTGCAGACGTTGTATCTTTCCGCCAGAGCAGGATACGACATGCCCTGAGAGCGAAGATGCTGTATGGCACGCTTATCGGCATCCGAGAAGTTTACGCGGTGCCTCACAAACTCTCCGGCATCTTAGGCCAGGAGTAACCGCAAGGACATGTCTTACCCGAATGGCACAGACAACCACAGTGACCAAGATCCGTGCAATATTCGTTGGAGCACTCGTTCGAGTCACAGCGGTCCGTCAATATCCCAGCATCGCAAGTACCGAAAGACGGTTTTGGCGTTTTACAGGTGTCGTGTTTGTGCGCCACTGGCTACTTCTCTTGCTCGTCGTCTTCGTACAGCTCGCAGAACACCAGAGGAGCGACCTTTACGCCACGGCTTTCCAGGTCCCTGCGCAGAAGAGCGATGAACTCGTAGGAATCTCTCTGCGCTCCTACAGAACAGAGCCGTGACACACCGTCAAGGGCGACGATGTCGAGAGGTCTGTCGTGGTTGACACACTCCATAACCCCTTTGAGTTCGAACAGTTCCGCCCACAACTTGCAGGTCCACTGAGGGGGGTGACGGTTTTGCAGCTGGTCCCACGGAACGAAACGTTCTTTCTGAGCCATTACTTCTTACCCTTCTTCGCCCGCCACGCAGCGACCCATTCCGGATTGTGATCGGGGCACCAAGCAATGCCATTTCTCTGAAGAAACCAGCCTTTGCGCAGGGCTTCTTTGGTGCCCCACTCGTGGGGATGGTACTTACCGCCACACCCCGAATGGGCGCAGAACTTCGTACCCCTGAGATATGGCATAAGACATGCTCCTCGAAGGGAGCCATCAGGAAGGCGGGACTCATTACAAGCCAAGCCCGCGCCTTCCTCTGACCCGTGGTTGTGAACCGGCACTACTAGCTTTCCCGGCAGTCTCGGTGTCCGCACACCTGCCGAGTGTGGGAATACGTGAGCCTGCAGGGCTTGTCATCCACCCAGGGTGTGCCACTCGCCCAGTGCTGGGTGGCCCTGGGGTCCTTGGGACCCTGGACGCGCACCAAGGTCTTCCCACTGGCGAGCTTGGAGATCTCGTAGTTGTACCCATCGGCCAGCTGCGGTAGGACCGAGAAGACCTCTCCCTCCATCTCCTCCATCTCGTCCGGAGTGAGTTCAGGCTGCTCGTTGTTCTCGAATACGTTTCTGGCCATGCTTTCTCCTACTTTCCGTCCCAGAACAGGATGGGCCCGATGCTGAATCCCTTGAACCCCTTATCCTTGAGTACTCGGACGAATCCGAATTCCCCAAGGTAGAGCTTCCAGTCACTGAGCCTGTACCACCGAGCTCCGCAGTAGACTGCGACCTTTCGGATCCTCACGACCCCATCGCCTTCCTGTAGTACTCCAGCTGGATCTTCGCCAGGCCTTCCGGAAGAGGCTCAGTCTTGGGCTCTATCCACGGCGTTGGATCGTCCGACTCGAACCTGGCGCAGACTTCTACGCAGGGACCGGAAGGAGGGCAGAGCCGTGTCTCCATCCACCGGCATACGTTGTCGGTCATGAATCCTCCCAGCCGAATAGGAACGGCCCGATTCTGGTTTGCTCCGGGCAGCACGCGCACGTGATCTTTTGGATGAGGGGTTTCCCCCAATACCTTGGCTGGTACCACCTTCGCTCAGCATCGAGAGTTACTTCTACTGTGTAGAATCTCCCTCGTATCTTGGCGACCCTCACGACACGAACCCCCTAACGGCCGGAACAACGTTAGGCTTGATCACTACGCCGTCGGCAAGACCATCTCGCAGAAGAACCACCATGGTTGCATGGATAGCTCCGTCTTCGATCGTCCCTTTGAAGGAACCATCGGGGTTTATTGTGATCTCCCCGATAACGTAGTCGTCTACTTTCAGTAGAGCGTTAACCCTAGGTTGTTCACTCACGACACAAACCCCTCGAAGTCGCCGAACTCCGCGATGGACTGTGCCGCGTCCTCGGCGAGCTGGTTGTAGTACGTCATGTCGACGACATCAGCAAGGCCGCCAGTGCCCTCTACGCCGTCCTCGAGCCGCTCGAACACCAGCCTCGAGATCGCACGTTCCTGAAGCGCCAGGACCATCTCCGCCTCGGCCCAGAGATATCCCTTGGTGCCGGTGACGGCGTACTCCTTGTCGTCCTTGATCCGGAGGAGCTGACCGCCCTGGAAGATGTCCTGATCGGGGTTGATCGCGACGAAGAGTCCGGAACGTCCGATATGCGTGTCGCCGTAACCCGGATCTGCCTCGGCGAGCTCGTTCTCGAGAGACTCCTTACCGCCGTCGATCTCCTTGGCGGCACCGTTGGGGAACCGGAGATACATGGCTCCCTCCTTGACCTGCTTGGTTTCGCACAGGTCGTTGAACCAGATCGGCTCATCGGTGAAGAGAGTCTTGAAGACGTACGGGTGCTGGAACTCAGCACCGACGGCCTTCCAGTGCTCCGGCTTTTCCTTGGCGTTCCAGCCGACATACGCGATCAGAACCGCGTCGTTGACGAGGCACATCTTCTTGTACGTGGCTTCGTGCTCGAACGTGTAGCCGAACTCGAGTCCGAAGTTCTTCACGAACTGGATGATCTTCGGGGTTGCGTTCGGGATCTTGATGGAGTCGGTCTTGACGTGAGCGACCGTGAATCCCTGAGCCTGAACAGCCTCCACGAGATCGACCATGAACAGCGCCCCACGCTTGGCGACGATGTTGTCGATGTTGCGCGGGTCCCGAGCCGGGTTGTCGAACTTGGCGCACGTGTATCCATACGTCGAGTTCAGGATCAGCTTCAGGGCGTTCGAGAGCGCCTCAGCCTCCTCCGGAGTGGTCGGGATGGCAACACCCGGAAGAAGCCTCGCGAACTCGTCGTACTTCTCGTTCTTGAGAGCCAGACGAGCGTTCATCAACTTGACGAACATCTCCGTGTATGGTCCGAAGAGGTTCAGCATCTTGATCGATGTCGGGTGCATCGACGCGATGTCCAGAACCGCGACGTTCTCGTACATGCCGGGCTCAGCGTAGACGTAACCGCCCTCGCCGACGACCTTGCCCTTGTACGTGCTCTTGTCGACCTTGGCGTACTTGTCGAACTTGTAGCCCGGGAACATCTCGGAGAGGTCCGTGTAGACGAACTTCTTCTGAGGCGCTCGCTCATCCCCGAACAGAATCCGCATGACGTGCTGTCGGGTGGAGTTGTTGACCGTCATGCCGCTCATGTCAGCGATCACCTGACGGGCGACGAAGTCTTGCTCGCAGGCCTCGAACACGGCCTCCAGGGCCTTGACGTCGTTGCAGCAGTAGTCCACGACGCGCATGATGTCCTTCTCCTGGACCGGCTTGTCCCAGGGGATATCCATCTCGATGTGCGGGATCCCGAGCTTGATCTCCCACTTCTTCAGCGTCATCTTGTTCGAGCTGAAGTCGTACACGTCGGCGTACGAGGCAGACCAGGCACCACCGAACTTGGCAGCGTCATCCTTCAGGACGATCATCCGGTGAGAACGCTGGTAGAGCTGTTCGATCGACTCACCGAGCATGCGAGCCCACATGATGTGGTTGTCGTATCCGCGGTTGTTGAATCCGACCAGCTTGAAGTTCCGGAGGAGATTCTCGACCTCGGCCGGCGAGGGGTTGATCATCCGGACGACGGTGTCCGACCCCTGGTACTTCCAGCAGATCACGAAGAGGTTCGGGTAGACCTCGCAGTCGAAGAAGACGATACGCCCCTCGTTGGCGGCGATCTCATCGAACCTCTGGTCGACCTCGTCGGCGGAAATCTCGGACTTGAAGTCCATCCGGGTGACAGCCTTCAGGCAAGCCGCAGCCTGGTTGGTGCTATTGGCGCCGAACGCCATGATCTCCTGACGCATGTCGGTCACATCGTAGACCATGCCGGACCTACGGGCCTCGGAGAGGATGTGCTCGATGAAGTCGATCGAGGGCTTGGTACCGGGGTGTACCTCCTTCTTGAGGTTCTTGATGATCGCTCGTCGAAGACCCTGTTCGGTCCTGAGAGTGTTGCTCTGGAGCATCTTCTTCTCCCTGAAAGGCAGTCCACTGCTGATGGTGGCCACCGCGATGTTGTTGCACTTGGTCAGCTTCCGGCGAAGCGATCCGTTCCCACGAAACACCTTGATTTCGATACCGGGCGAATACTCGTTCGCGAGCTCGTCGGTGTCTCCGTCATAGATATAGTGCAGGTGAACGGCTTTACCGCTCTTGCTGATCTCGGCATAGGTATTCGGCCAGCCATCTGCAGCTGCTTCTAGGTTCCGCTCCAGCGACTTGTTTCCGTCATCGTCAGTCAGATCGAAATCGACGACAATATGATGCTGGGGGATCTTGACGAAATGAAGTTCAGTAGTAGTCAAATCACCGAGAACTGTCGTGGAGATCTGACTCTTCTTGGGCTTCTTCATAGCGCCGTTGATCAAGCGGTCCGAATCATCCCAGTACAGGCGAGGATTGCCTTCTTCGTTTGCGTACTGAGCCGGAACACCCGAGTACATCTCATCGAAGAGAGATTCGGTTTCCTCCATAACCAGCGAGAAGACCTTATTCTCCGACTCAGGATCAGAAATCGGCGTCTTGAATTGCTTGCTTTTGAAACCCTTGTAGATTTTCCTCGCAGGGGCTCCGTCGAATACGCCTCGGTCTATGAACTCGTCGAAGTAGTTCTTGAGTTCGTCGCCGACTTTGATCCGGGTCTTCGAGTACTGAAGCTTGGAATCTTCACAGTAAATCTTGTAAAGCTCCCAAGCCTGCTTGAGAGTTGTGCCGTCCTGGGCCTTGAAAATGTCGTAATGCTCGTCGATGAAGTTTGCGAACATGTCCGTGTTGAGGATCATGCTCTCTGGGATATAATCGCTGAACCTGTTCTTACCCTCTCTCCGGTAAACCTGGAGACAGTGGTGAGCGATCGCTCCCAGTTCAAAATCGACCTTGGAGATAAGGTCCCGGTACCTTTCGGGCTTGAACGTCTGGCCCGTAGGGTTCACATCAATGAGTCGGCGGATCATGCCCGACTTGGCGTCACTGATCTGAACCGTCTTGTTGGTACCCATGATGAGCACGGCGTTGATGCGGTTGTCGTACTGAGCCTTGAACTTCTCGTTGATCGTCATCTCTTCATGAGAAACGATCGAATTCAGACGAGCATTCGTCTCGATCTTGGACAGATCACCATCGTGCTGAAGCGCCACGAGAGGATTGTCCTTGAACGCCGCGGTGGCGAATGCGTTACTGTTCCCGGTGAGGGCCTGCGCATCAAAATATGCGACATAGCCGCCATCCTTGATCTTCCCACCGAGGAGCTTTGAGATGATGTTCATGACCGTGGACTTACCGGTACCACCAGCTCCGAAGAACACCAAGAACTTTTCGATCTTCTTGGCATCACCGCAGATAACGGCGCCGGTCATCCACTCGAATTTCATCCGCTCATACGGAGAGTAGAGAAGACTCACCAGCTCGTCGTACGCACTGATATCGCCCGCCGACATGGAATACGTAAGTCGACGGCTGGCATAATCCGTCTTCTTGATAACCGTATCGGCGAACGTCACCCTAGTGTCGAGAGGGTGTGAGTTATCGCTTACGCTCCGTATGAACTTCTTGAACTTCTCCCAGCGGCCATTGTCGAAGGAAGTGAGATACTTCGGGTCACACTCGACACCGGTGGCTTCCAGCCTGTCAGCTTCCTCGCGGATCTTCTTGTCCACGAGAATCGCCACGTCGTACTCGTCCCGGGACCAGAGACCTTTTTCCTCGTCCCATACCGCGTAGAATGCCCCGCCCTGGACCATAAGATCTCTGGAGCGTCCGACGGTGTAATCGGCGTAGACCTCTGTGGGCCCACCCTTCTTGCGGCTTTCTCTGGTGAGGACCCGAAAGAAATCCATCATCCTCCTTTCACCCAGCCAGCCCTCGTTCCAGAAGATAGTCACTCATCTGGTACAAGAGCTCTCGTTTGCGCTGGTCAAAGTGCATATCCTCCAACGGGAAGAACCCGCCGAGGCCGTTTGGTTCGTAGTTGCGGTGGATAATGTCGTTCAGGATATCTTCGATCCTGTCGACCTGACGTCTCGTAAAACGCCTTTCGTCGCTGTACCCGATGAGCCCGATGTTGTCCATGAGCACCCAGAACCAATAGTGGGCCTTACCCCTGTTGGCATCGAACTCAAGCCTACGGGCAAGACCCACCATCAGTTCCAGCATGGAGCAACCTTCGTCCATCCAGTGCGGATCAACGTCCGAGATGCCTTGCGACTCGAGAAATCTAGTCCTCAAGGCAATCCCGTCGTCACCCCGGTTCACGTCGTTTGCGACGAACCAGACGAACTCCTTCGTGAACAGGATCCTCATTACTTTCCAGTAAGTCAGATCCCGGTCATCGTACTCACGGACAGCGACCTGCTCGTACAGCCAGTCGAAATAAAGCTTGTCGAGCGGGTCATCCATCTCTTATCACCCCGTGTTATCGGCGTTGACTTCGTGGGAGTGCGCGCCGGTGCTCAGGGTGATCTCCACTTCCAGACCCCGCTCGTTGTTCCGCACGTAGACGGCCTTCTCGCCCGAATTGAGCCGGGTGAGGATATCGTCGTTCATGACATCCTTCCGAGCGTCGGGCTCAACGGCATCGTCCGACTCGTTCGCGAGGACGTCATCCCCGGCGAAGTACGTGAGCGAGAACTGCTTGTACCCGAACTGGTCCTCGATGAAAGCGGCCTTCTCGATGATGTCCAGATTGTCATCGGGTTCGGTCGCCTCAGGAACCTCTTCCACCTTGGGCTCTTCGGTCTTCGCCGGCTTCGAGATCTTGTGGTACTGGACCTTGGGCTCCGAAGCCTTCTTGATCAGCGGGCTGCCCTTGACCATGTCGTCCGTCTGGCGGTTGGACTCCTGGGCCGCCTTCTTCGCGTCTTCGCGCTTCCTCTTGGCTACCTTGAGGCGGATCTCGGCATCGAAGGCGTCAGCATCGGAGATGACGTTCTCGCGAACAACCCCATCGTCATCGGGGTCTCCGTCCAGCTCACCCCGCTCCATAGCCCTCGCTACGGTCGCCTCCATCTCCTGAGTGAGGATGGCCGGGCCGACCGTGATTCCGGAGTATTCCCGAAAGGCCTCAGCGGCGCTTACCGCGGCTTCCGTGACGCCTTCGTACTCGCCCTCCTCCGCGGCCTTCTCCTTGTACTTCTGCCGGTAGAAGTCGCGGGCCTCTGCCTCTGCCTCACCGAGGCGCTCGAAGTACTTCCGCTCCCACTTGTCCTGGGCGATGAAATATCCGAGAGCCACACCACCGGCCACGCACAATACGTACTTGATCATGCGGGTCACATCCTCGCGAGAACTTGGCTGCGGATGGGGCCGTCGACGTTGAAGTCGAGGAGGAAGGCCTCCGGGTTGCCGTTGACCCACGACTTCCCCTTGTAGATGCCTTCGTTCCACAGGCCGAAGTCGATGTACCCGTCGGTCTCCTGCTCACCGGTCACCGGGTTGATCTTGGACCCCTTGATCCAGCCGACCTCGGAGCCTGCGATCGTCCGCTCGAAGCCGAGCATGTCGTAGACGTCGTTCAGGAAGATGTAGCCCTTGGTCTCAAGAGCATCCCTGGCGTGACCCAGAACCATCGTGATGAAGTACTGGTTCTGCATCGGAATCTCGGACCAGTTGTCGTTGATCTTGCCGTCCGCGTGCCTCGGGGCGAAGACGCGGGCGTACGTCTCTTCCTCCGCGGCCTGGAGAGCTTTCTGGTCGGGGCCCTCGATCCACTTGACCTCGGGGCCGTTCGGGCCATCCTCGACGACCTCCCGCCCGTTGGTACCGAAGCGGTACTCCAGGTCCTTCTCGGCTCCCTGGTCCGCGATGACACGGCCTCGGTAGTCGTTGAAGCCCTTCTGGACGATCGTGTAGGCCGCAGCGAGGCCGGCGTTGCGCTTCTGCAGGATGAGGTGCGAACCGGTGAGAGCGCCGACGGATACGGCGAGAAGGATGGACGAGGGTGCGTACAACTTGACGATCTTGATGGCTGTCTGCGTCTTGAGGCTGATGGCCGCCCGGTTCTTGGCCTTGGCGAAACGCTCCTTGTCCTTATCCGTCCCGTCATGGGAGACTTCGAAGGACTTGTCCATGTGGGCGTGAGCCTCCGCGATCTTGCCCTCCGCCTCGGTGACCACATCGCTCAGCTTGAGCGTGGCCTTGCAGGCGAGAAACGTGGCAGTGGTGACGCCGGCGATTCCGATGGCGATCAGGAAGGTGGGGGAATGCTTCTGAGCGATCAGCACCTGCTTGCCGACCTTGCTGGTGGCCTTGTTGGCCAGAGTCTTGAGACTCACTTGTGGTTCTCCTGAGTGTTGTAGTACCCGTCGCCCATTGAACGGTATCGTTCGATACAGGCCTCGGCGATTTCTGGAAGCTCGGTATCGATCTGGGTCATGAGCACGTAGTACTTGTTCGCCGGGATACGGTCCCCGGTGGTCTGGATGACGATCGAATTCGGGTCGATTGCGTCTGTGGAATTGGCCTCCACAAACACGAACGCGTTCTCGCCGACGTGAGGGATCATACTGTCCCAGTCGAGGAAGTCGACGTTGGGCGTAACCCCCACGATCCCCTGAACGAACGCGAAGCCGAGGATCTTCTTGACGATCTTGACTAGGGTCGACTTCCCGGAGCCCGTGTACCCGAGGATTGTCACTACTTCCGGATTGGCGCCGGAGAGTACAGCCCCGATCGCCCACTCGAACGTCTGACGCTCCTCTACCGAGAGCAAGGCAGATGTCAGCTCGCGGTAGGCCTTTGGCGCTCCGTTCCTGATCACTGGCTGACCTCCTGATTCTCGATATAGCTGTTGAGGCGGTCCGAGAGACTCGTGATGCCCTGGATGATCTTTCGACGAACCGGCGGAGTCAGATGTTCGTTCACGACGTTCAGAACGGGCCGGCCGATCACGACACCGACGACCACTCCGAGGAGGAAACGCATAAGATCTTACCCTCTCGCTTCAGTCTGAAGAATATGGCGGTGACCTGGCTTTCAGGCATTCTGTCTACCTTCATAAGCCAGGTCTTTGACCTCGGGTAGGCCTGCTTGATCAGCTCCCTCTTGGATATGCCAGACATGGCAGTGGGGAGCCCGTCATCTCTCGAGGAAACGAGGGCGGGGCATCGTGATCACGAACTCGTCAGGGGAGAGCCTGTGCACCCGTGCCTCACGAATATCGGACCAGCCCCAGTCGTTGTCAGTGGACTGCGGGACGATGTTCACGCAGCTGTAGAAGTCGGCAACCGTGCAGTGCCCGAAGTCATCGATCTTGGCGTTGAGCTCTTCGATGACCATGTCGCCGGCTTCGCGGCTCTCCACGATGACGTCTTCGACCCGGTTCGAACGCCGCACAGCTTCCCTGCGATATGGCGGACGATCCTCGGGGCGACGAGCTGACGACCTGCTGATGTTGTTGTAGTTGACGCGTGTGGGACCGTAACCCGTCGAACGAGGACGAGGTCTGACCCGGTCTGCACCGAAGAGCGCCCCCTCGACACCCTGACGGAGACCGTCTCCTATCTGGGTGACGATGCTGAGCGCCATGTCCTTGATCATCGGAACGACGACGTTCTCTACGAGATGTTCGCCGAAGCCGGCGCCCTCGTTGAGGAACATGTTCTTGAGCCGGGTGCCCAAAGGCTTGTTGCGCGTGGTGACCTTGCCGTTGATCACCTTCTTCGGTTCAGAGGCTTCCTCGGACTTCGCCGGCTCCGGGGCCTTGTTCTCTGTTATCCGTTGCTGTGCATGGGCGTTACCGGGGAATTCATCCATGGTTTCCTCTATCCGAAAACCCAAACCCCTTGTAGGGGGTTTAGGGCGCGAGAGTTTGTACGGTCAGTCGTTCTGGTCGGTCTCAGTCGCGGGTTCGTCCACGGAGAAGTAGTCATCGATCTTCTCGTCGACCTTCTTGTTCAGCTTGTAGGTGAAGCCGAGCGCGATGGTGAAGAGAAGTCCGATGCCATTCTTGGCGAGGAACTTAGCGGTCTTGGGGTTCACGGGGAATCTCCAAACGTAGGGGTCTCATTATAGCCCCTGTAATTATTGCGACTGTCAGTATCGGCCGTAAACAGCAGTCGGCGATCCGGCGGTGTAGTTCGATACGGGGAATTCCGCCACTTTGTGCGCTGTGGTCCGCCCGCTGTTCGCGTTGAGCATGTAGCCCTTGCCGTTCCGCACCCCGGTGAATATCCCAACATGGTATACGTGACCCCGAGCGTCACGTATGAATATCAGGTCGCCGGGTCTACGGTCCTTGGCGCTGATGTGGTGCGAGTGGTTGTACTGGCTCTGCGCGGTTCTCGCGAGCGTCTTACCGTGTCTTTTGTACGCCCAGTAGATCAGTCCAGAGCAGTCGTAGCCCTTGCTGTATCCACCCTCGGCGCCGTACACGTACTTCGCACCCTTCTGGGTGTTGGCGCTGGCCATGGCTGCGGACCTGAGCGTTGCAGCATCTGCATCTGGAGCGGACAGAAGTAACGATCCGATTGCCAGAGCGAGTATGACGGCGAGCTTGGTGATGCGGTTCATGGTGCGATCCAATCCTTCGAAGGAAAGATGGTGTGATGACCGGGGCACATGTCTGAATACCTGCCCTGGGAAGGACGGACAGGCACTGTCGGCTGTCGTTTCGTGAGCAGGCATCCGGAATATGGCCTCGGGTGAGACCCCTACGCGGCCACTTGCCTGTTCCCCCGGTCATCACGCTGGTGTTACGCTGCCTTCTTGTGCGTCCTCCGCTGGAAGGCGACGAGGAGGATCTCGGGCGAGTACGAGGTCTCGTCCTTGCCGAAGTTCTTTTCGAACTCCTCATCCGACATACCCAGAAGGTCCTCCTTCGAGTACGTCTTGTTCTGCTCCTCCTCGATCTTCGCCTGGACGTCCGCAGGCATGATCGACATGAAGAAGGAGGCGCCGGCGTCGTCCTCATCCATGAGCTCGGACAGGAACTGCTCGTAGGCCCCGCTGTACCGGAACTTCCGGAGGATGGCGTCGTCCTTGACGAGCAGGTTGTCCTCCCGCTGGCCGACGGCGTTGAAGAGCATCTCCTTCCACAGGTCGAGGATCTCCCGGCTGTGGTTCTTCGCGTCCTTCAGGATCGAGGCGAGGTAGGCCGGCACGTCCTCGTAGTCGTGTACGACGTTCATCTCGAGAACATCGGTCTTGCCGAGGACGAAGTACCAGTCCTGCTCCACGGGGTTGCCGTCGAGGTCGTGGAACCGTATGGTTCGCTTTACTGCCATGGGGATATCCCTCTTGCTCTCTTACGTGTTTCTTGTGGGGGTTTTGATCAGCCGCTGAGCTCGGCGTCGAGAGCGTCCATCTCGTCGAGGACGGACTTCTGCTCCTCGGTGAGGGTCTCGTCGATGGCCGCCTCGGCCTGCTTCTTGGCGTACTTGACGAACGCGATGGTGGCGACGCCGACCGCGGCACCCACGGCGATGACGACCTTCTTGTTCGCCTTGAGCTTCTCGGTCACGACGGTGAGCCGGTCCTGGAGGGACTTCTTGGCGTTCTTCTCGCCGCTGCCGCTGTCCTGGGGCTCGCTGACCTTGGACTTCTCGCCCTCGGCCTGCGCCGGGACGGTGGTGACGAGCTTCTCCTCCGCGGCCATCTCGGCGACGTCCTTGGGGGTGACGGTCTTCTTGTCGGCGCTCATGCTGGTGGTACCTTTCGGTTTATGATCCGTAGTTGATCAGGTTTGGATGAGATGAAAAGAGAGGAGTACGTAGATATCCGAATCTTCCGTACGCCCATTGTGCTTCTGCGAACCGTTCTCTTCAATATGAAGAGCGGTAGTGCCTCGGTCGCGGGAGGACGTCGAACACGAGGACCAGGCACGGCTCCCCGTCCTCAGGAGAAACCATCGCCGGGAACGGGGTAGTGATGGAGATGAGCTTGTCGGTGTTCCAACCCATCTCGTCCGAGGCGGTGGTACTCGGGATACCGAGCTCCTCCCAGAAATCGCTCAGAGATGCGTATCCGTCGTTGATGATCAGGGCGTTGATGTCGTTGACGGTCTTCCGGATCATCTCCGCGTCACCGCTGAAGTAGCGCCCGGAATATGCGTCGAAGCAACGCGTGTTGCCCTTGCCGGTGACGATGAGCGTTGTGTCCCGGAATGGGCGCTTCTTGACCTGGTCCAGAGCGATCTCGTCGCGGAGATCCTTCTCCTTCTTCACGCCGATCTTCTCGACGTTCTTCGCCCGGTACTCCGTGTAGCTCTTCTCGACAGTGGTGTAGGCCGCTGCCAGAGCTGCGTTACGCCGGTCAGCGACACGGGCCGCGAGGATGATCGCAGCTACCGTCAGAGCCGCACTTGCCGCCGCAGGTGCGTAGAGGTGCCAGACCGCTTCGACCTTCTCCTGGGTGGTGAGAGGCTCCGGCGAGATCGTTTCGATGCCCTCCGGATCAGGTCCCTCTTCCACGGTCTTGAGAGCTTCCCCGAGGAACTCTTCCTTCTTGGCCTCTTCGGCCTCGCGAAGGATGTCTACCGACTTGAACCCTGCCTTCGCGGCGAGATATGCGGTTGTCAGGGCGCCAGAGACACCCAATGCCGTAAGAAGCGCCGGCGAGTTCTCTGCGGCGACCTTTCCGACATTCTTGAACAGTATGCCGAAATCCATGACAAACTCCTGTCTTGTCGCCAGCCGGCGATTCTTAAGCGGGGTGTTACTTCTTGAACTCGAGCTTCTCGCCCAGGAAATCGGCTTTCAGCTCTTCTGCTTCTGCCGGAAATTCGTCGAGAGTGGTGTGCTGGACGTACTCGCGGTCCCCATTGGTGAACATTCGAAGCTTCATCGTTGCTCCATGTTCAACGACGTCCGTATAGACGTCAGGATGTACCTCGAACGTGGGCCAGGCATCTGGGTCGACGGTCTCGTACCTGATGACCCTGTTCCGGTAGTGCACAGCGACCGCCGTCGCCACCATCGTTCCGATCCCGCCCAGGACAGCCGGCCCGTGCTTCTTGGCGAATATCTTGGCCTTGGAGAGCTTCGCCTTCAACTTCTCGTTCATACTCAGCCCTTCGGCTACTTGACGGGAACGTTTCGGACCAGCTCGTAGACGTACCTGCCGTTTTCGAAACTCACGGCGAGCCTCGCTGTTCCCTCGCGTACCTCGTACAGGAGCTCCGGGGGAACTTCCAGCATGTTCTCGGTGTTGTCGAGAATACCGGGGCGCTCGATGAGTTGGCTCCGGTAGTACGCAGCTGCAGCGGTGGCCGCGACAGTTGTGAGCATCGAGAGAACGAGCGGGAAACGGCGGGTCTTACGGTCCTTCGCCACGGATATAACTCCTATTTGGAGAGTTGGACGATGGTCGTCATCTTCATGATCGAGAACTGGAAGCTGAGCTCGCCGTTCTCGTAGGTGAACTTCTTCTTGTCGTCCAGCGAGCCGAGGTAGCTGAGCTCCAGGTCGCCCTTGTACGCCTTGGACGTGATGACGGTGGAGTTGTACGCGTCGAACGTACCCGACCAATACAGGCCGTTCACGTCGGAGTCGCCCTCCTGGCCGCCGTCGATGACCTCGTAGATCTTGATGCTGCCGTCGGTGATCACGGCGGTCATCGTGATGCCGGGGATCCCGCTGTTGGTCTGGTGCCAGGTGCCGAGGAGGTTCTTCGGAGCCGGTGAGGGGGTCTTGGTCGGAGACGGCGTCACCATCGTGACCGAGGTGGCCGCGGCTGCCTGCTGGTTGTTGTTCAGACCTCCGGCCAGAACGAACACGATCGCGCCCAGCAGTAACGAGACCAGGATGGCTATGGCGATGTTGCGGACGACGCGCATGATGTTCTCCTTGTTTGTGTTTTGTTTGGGCGAAAGCATAAACCCCATGTAGGGGTTTAGAGGCCGTGAGGTCAGTCTTCGGGGTCGGTCTCGGGCAGGTTCTTCTCGACCTTGCTCAGGTAGATGCTCAACGCGGTGAGGGCGGCGACAGTTCCGACGGTGGCCAACGCAACCTGCTTGACGAGTCGCTTTCCAGCGGCTTCGTTGTAGTGGTTGGTGAGCTCATCGACGGTCTTGTCAGCGTCCTTCTTGGCGCGGGCATTTTCCATGACAGTGGTGAGGAAGGACTTGTTCATGACAGTGCCTTTCGTAGGGGTCTCATTATAAGGCTTGTAAAACTTGCGAGACCCCTACGAATATGTCAGTCCTCAGCCCGCTTCGCCTTCTGGTTCTCGATGACGACGCGGTACGTGAGATCGATCACCTTGGAGGCGATATACACGATCGCCACGAGCCCCAGAGGACTGTTCCAGATGGACCCGGTACGACGAGGTCCGCCCGTGTACTTGATGTAAGGGTGGGCTGTCTCTTCGGATGTCTCCGGATCGGTGTCGGAAACGTCCTCGGTCTCCGCGTCACTCTCATCGGGAAGGACGTCGACTTCCTCGTTCTTGATCTGGATCGTTTCGTCGGACACGTCGTTCTCCCTGGAATATGAAGCGAAAGCATAAAGCCCTTGTAGGGGCTTTAGAGGCTTTGAGATCAGATGTCGTCTTCGGGGGTGTAGTACTCTTCGTACAGGTCCTTCTCCTTGAGGAAGTTGTCGAACAGCTTCTTGTTCCGGTTCAGGGCGGCTGCGTAGACCGTGGTAACGGTCAGCGCGCCGACGAGAATCTTCGTCTTGTGCTGTGCGATCTTCTTCTTCGCGGAGGAGAGCTTGTTCTTGGGCATTTCGGCTCCAAACGTAGGGGTCTCATTATACCCCTTGTAAAACTTGCGAGCTCCGCCTCGGGATATCGTTAGATGCCCGCGTTCTTCTTGGCGAAAGACAACACGGCATCGTCGTTGCCCTGAGTGCTGAGGCGACCGGCCTTGTCGACCTGTGTGATAGTCCAACCCTCGGTGGGGTTACCCTCCGCGTTGCGGTTGATCTTGCCGCTGGCGACGACACAGGCCGTTGTACCGGCACCGAGGGTCGGCATCAGCTCATCGAGCAGCTTGGGCGCTCCGGTGCTGGCGTCGTAGATGTTGAGAGAGACGTTCTGAGCCTGGTCGAAGTTGGTACTCAGCTTGTAGGCGAACACCGCCACCGCCCACTCGGTCACCCATGCGGGGAGCCGCGTCAGGTCCACCGTGATCGTCTCGTCGTCGCCGTCGCCTTCACCGGTCTGGTTGTCTCCGGAGTGGACCGCCGCGCCGTTCACCGGGTCCATGTTGTGGCCGATCACGATGCGCTTGGGCTCGCCGTCGCGGTACAGGATCAGAGCCAGGTCGAGGTCGATCTCCTTCAGACCGCCACCCAGGTTGACCTTGCCACCCGTCTTAACGGCGAGCTTACGGGCCCAGCCGGCCTGCTTGGCGGTCTTGCGGTCCCAGGCGGCGCCGAACACCAGCTTGGTCACGCCGTCGAGCGGAGAGTCGACACCCTTGCGGAAGCTTATGGTCATCGTCATTTCTGTATTCCTTTTCTGGTTGTTGTTTGTGGTTTAGTCTTAGGAACGGATCGAAGATCCTACTTCTTACGCCGACCCTGACGCGCATAAGCACGCCGACTCTGGATGCCGCTGATCGAGTCGATGAGCTTCCCCGCCGCGGTGAGGAGTCCGGCAGCCACGATGGCGACGCCGAGCGGGTTCTCGTCCCAGGCCTCCTTGATCTTGTCCAGGGCCTTCGGCTTGCGAGGTGCGTAGGTCATGATGGGTCCTTTTCTTTCCTGGAAGCCCGATATTTCGCGACGGCTTTCTTGACTTCTTCTTCGCTGTAGTCGCAGGAATGCCACCATTCGATAGCTTTCCATACTTCCTTCAGACTTGCGGCGATCTCTTGAGCCTTGGCGTCCCACTGAGACATCAGATCGAGAAGCTCTTGTGTTTCTTTGGCGGCTTCATCGGCGTACCCGAGATCGCTGAGAGCTACACGCATGGATTCGATGTCGTACTTGTGACCGATCAGATCCTCGAGATCTTCTCTGTAACAGAGATAGTTGTACGACCCACCACTCATGACGAGTTCCTCCCGATGACGTTCTTCTTGTACAGAACACCAATTCCGATATGGATCGCGATGTTGACAGCTACAATAATGGCCATCTTGATTGCGAACTTACGGTTGTTCTTACGGTTGTTCTTACGGTGCTCTTCTTTGAAAGCGCGGACGGTTTCGTCGTAGGACAGGGGCTTGATGGTAGGATGACCCGGTGTCGACACGGGAATATCCAGATCGATGAACCCCTCGTTCCAGGCTTTCCGGATATCGTCCATACCACTCACGGTCAGTCCCTCCATCGAATACGGTTGAGGTGCTCGGGGTATAGCACGTCGAAGTCTCGGATAGTTCTCGACAGGCTTCTGATGACTATCCCAGTCGCTACCTTGAGGCAGACGAGAGCCACTATCTGGATGACGAGTTTTCTTCCGAGATCCTCAGCAGGTGGAGGCGGTTGTTCGGGTTCTTCCTCGGGGATAAGGGTTACTAGCTCGGGATTTTCCATGTCGCCCCCAAAGGCATGATCTCCGCGAAACCCTCGAGATCGGGGTCGGCTGTCATTTCTGAACGAACTCTCTCAGCTTCGACTTCTGAGAACGGCCCCGCGATCTGGATGATGCCCGACCGGTCCCAATACGAGTTCACCACTACATACAGCATGTCTCCCCCAGTTAAAGCATAAACCCCTTGTAGGGGTTCAGAGGCTTTGAGATCAGTCTTCGGGATTGAACTTCTTGTCGATCTTCCGGTAGACGAACTCGAGAATCGCAATAGCGCCCGCGACAGCTCCGATCGTGATGACACCGGCAGTAACCACAGCGATTGCGGTATCGATGGGTTGCCAGTTCTCAAGAACGGGGTCATAGGACTCTTGCGGTTCCGGGTTCGAGCCTTCTTTATCAGACATGATGCTCCAAACGTAGGGGTCTCATTATAAGGCTTGTAAAATATGCGACCCTACAGAAAGCATAAACCCCTTGTAGGGGTTCAGAGGCTTTGAGATCAGTTCTCGTCGGTGGTCTCTTCGATGTTCTCGTTCTCGTCGGTCTTCGGGAAGCTGTTGTAGTAGCTGGCCGTGGCAACAGCGGTGACGGTGAGGAGGACGCCGGCAGCGAAGGAAGCGGTGAGCTTGATCTTCTGCAGTACGGCCGCCTTCTTCTCGTCATCCATGTTGCTGGGCTTGGCGTTGTTCAGCTTCTCGGTGAGGGAGGAGATCTTGGACATGGGTTTCCAATCGTAGTAGGGGTCTCATTATACCCCGTGTAAAACTTGCGAGTTCTGACGAAAATCCCCACCGGGGAAAAACCCAAACCCCTTGCGGGGTGGGCTTGAGGTTACTTATCGTTGTCTGCGCTTTTGGTCTTCTTGACGGCAATCTGGCTCAGGGTGTCGGCAGCCTTGATGGCGATATAGACGCCAACCACGGTGAGGGCGACATACTTCACAACCTCTTTGCTTCGCTCGGTGATGAGCTTGGCAGTTTCGGGGTGAAGGATCTTGTCCTCTCCAGGGGTGGAGTCTTTGGCCTTGGGGGTCTTGACGAGCGTTACCTGGGCAGCCAGCTTGTTCCTTCGAAACACGGCGGGTCCAATCAGAGTAGGGGTCTCATTATAGGACCTGTAGAATATGCGAAAGCATAAGCCCCATGTAGGGGCCCAGAGGCTTCTTGAGATCAGTCTCCGATGTAGCAGATCTTGATGACGGCCATGTGCACCTGGTACTCGGGCTTCGTCTCGAACTCAGCAGAGGAGATGATCTCGGAGTGGTCGTTCTCGCCGCGGTACACGAAATAGGTTTCGGGTACTTCGACGATCGGACGAACTCCGTCGTTCAGCTTCTCGATGATGTCGAGCGTGGCGTCGATGACAGGGATGATGTTCATCATTTTGATGGTCCTTTCGGTAGGGGTCTCATTATACCCCTTGTAAACCTTGCGAGGCAAAGCATAAGCCCCTTGTAGGGGCCCAGAGGCTTCGATATCAGACTTCGGGGGTCGGTACCACGGAGAGGAACCAGACGTCGTCCTCGACCTTCTGCAGGATCGTGTCCTCGCGCTCCAGCAGCTTCGTCCTCTCCTCGCCGGTGACTACCGGAAGCGGCTCGAACGCCGTCTCCTCAAGAAGAGCCTTGTTGGCGGTCTTGATGAGGGTGGTGGCGATGAGTGCAACGGAGCCTGCGGCGGCGGTGAAGCCGATAACTGCGGGAGCGTAGGCCTTGATCTTGTTCTTGATCTGGACGCGCTTTTCCTTGTTCATGGTTGATCCTTTCGTAGGGGTCTCATTATACCCCGTGTAAAACTTGCGAGAGGAAAAGCCATACCCCATGTAGGGGTAGAGGGCTTTTGTCAACTCTCCATGAATTCGATCTTGAAGAACGCGAAGTCACTTTCCATTGCTGCTTGGTGATCCTGGACGTTGTCGTATCCGCCCTCATCAGCCTTCTCGATGACGGACTTTATCGCGTAAAGATGGGCGAATACTTCCTTACCTGTCAAGGTGACGGTAGGAGTTTCGGGCTTCTTCTTTGCGAGTAGGTCCCTCAGGAGGAGGGTGACAGTGACGGAGGCGCCAGCCGTTCCAGCAACAACCAAGAACAATCCGAGGTAGAATTTGCGGTTCATTGGGATGCCTTTCGTAGGGGTCTCATAATAAGCCTTGTAAAATATGCGAGACCCGAAAGGCAAAGCTTAAGCCCCTTGTAGGGGCCCAGAGGCTTCGAGATTACTGCTTGGGGGTATTACCGATATGACGCAGGGAATAGGCCTGGCCGTCGATGTTGTATCGGATGTCGACATTCCCAGTTTGCAGGGCTTCGCGGTCGTCGGGAGTCAGCGGGATGAAGTGATCCTGCGCGAGCACACGAGAATTTTCGTTGGCTTGGCGGACGACATACAACGCGTATGAAATCGCGACGAGGCCGACGGAAGTGGTTGCAACGGGGAGGTACTTCTTGATCCGGCTTTTGACGGTTTCGATCTTTTCCTTGTTCATTTGGTTTCCTTTCGTAGGGGTCTCATAATAAGCCTTGTAAAATATGCGACCTACGAAAGGCAAAGCTTAAGCCCCTTGTAGGGGCCCAGAGGCTTTTTGAGATCAGCAGGTGGGGTCGTACGCGATATCGATCGAGTGACCGTTCACATTCCAGATCACGGCTTCGCCGCTCTTCAGCTCTTCGAAGCAGCAATCATTCACTCCGAGCCGGGTTGCGCTACCCTCGGGAAAGCGTCGCTTTTCTTCAGCGAGCTGCTGCTTGAGGATAACGGCGTATGCGGCCGAAGTGATCGTGATTGCTACACAGACGATCTGAGGAGCGTTCTCCTTGACTTGGTCCTTGAACTTGGTCAGCTTTTCCTTGACGTTCACGTTTTACCTTTCGTAGGGGGTCTCAATATAGGCCGTGTAATTCTTGCGAGACCCGAAAGGCAAAAAACAAAGGGCGTGTAAACCTTGTTAGGGTCTACACGCCGTCTGTTTGTCTTCCTTCTTCGGTCAGCTTGTTGTCACTTGACGGACTTCATGACGAACGAAACGGCCTTCGAGGTCATCACGTGCGCGTGTTCGAAGTTGAGGATCAGGAGGATACCGGCGAGGTTGGTCGCGGCGGCAGCCCAGGCGTCAGGACTCACACGCTTCTTGGAATCGACTTCCTTGAGCTTGTAGAGCTTGACGAGCTGGTCCGCCACCGTGGCGTAGTTCTCTTCGGTGGGCTCCAGGCCCTCCATTACTTCGAGCAGGCGCGCGATCTCTTTCTCGAGGTCACTCGGCTCGCCCTTCTTGAACGTCGGCTTCTTCAACAAAGCAGTGCCTTTCGTAGGGGTCTCATTATACCCCCTGTAAAATATGCGACCGTTGTGGAAGGTACTACTCGCTGACCAGAGGAGCCTTCTCGGCTATGGCCTTGTGGGCCAGCATCGAGGACATCTCAAGGTCGGTGAAAGACAGGTACTTGTATCTGCCGTCCGGGAGAGCTTCGTCGAGGATCTTGGCGAAGGCCTTGAACGCGGCCCGGAGATCTGCATGCGTTTCGCTGGTTGCTTCCGGGCCCTCGATGGTCGCCTTGTGGAAACCGAACCGCTTCTCGATCTCTTCGTTGCCGATCATGCTTCTCCCCTATTTGCTGGTGTTGACCTTGAAGGTGGCGTCCTTCATCGTGTCAAGCGCTTCCGGATCCCCGTTCACGATCAACGAGTACACCTTCTTCTCGCCATCGTCCGAAACGTGAATGGCGCCGATGTACTTGTTGTCGCTGTTGTTGTACGTCCTCGTCGACAGACCCAGGACCACGCCGAGGAACGTGTTCACCGATGCGATGGAGCCGGCGACCTCTTCGACCTTCGGGAGATGCCAGATCTGAGCCAGCGCGATGTAGAACGCGGCGGCAGCCGGAAGAGCGATCGCGGCCGTGTGCTTCAGCTTGTTGTACGCCCCGTCACTCAGTAGGGGCTTCTTGGCTGTCACGGCTGATGACTCGGACATTGTTTACCCAACCTTCTTCTCGGTTCCGGAATATCTCGGCATACCTGCTGTGTGACATGAGTGGAAGACCGGATACTTCTTCCATGATCCGATCCGCGACCCCGTTCCCACCAAGAGCCTTGTACGGATCGTAGTAGTACTTCTTGAAGTCGCCGTATTCTTCTCTGGTGACCCACCCCTGCTCGATATAGCCGACACCTCGAGTCGTCAACTGATCGTAGGCCAACCCCATGAGAAGTCGCGTGGTCGCGTTCCTCCGGTCGTCCTTGCGCAGAATATAGGCCCAGAAACCTGATGACGCGATTACCGAAGCAATCGACGTAAGGGCCAACTGAAATCCAGCGCCCACGAATTAACCTCCCCAATCCCCCGTTGCGAAAATTTTTACGTTGTTTTCTTCCAGACTCCTGAGACACGACCCCATGCTTCAGCGAGCTTCCATACCCCGCCTACTCTCACGTACGGGACTGCAAGCTTCCATGTGGTGCCAACAAGAATATAGGCACCAGCGACCGTTCTCATGCTTGTGGGTTTTGACCACGCACTCCACCCGACAGAGTTCTGAGCCCTGACGAATATGTAGTACGTGTTACCTGGAGCCAGACCTGTGAGTACCTGAGGCGAACTTGCCGAAACAGTTACGCTCGGGCCCAGTGCGCTAGTACCGCGGCCGATCTGGTGAGCAGTGATCGAGGCTCCGCCATTGCTGTTGTCTGTCCAGGAGACGTCAACAGTTGTTGCTGTGATGCTGGAAAGAAGTGGAGCACTCGGAGCAGTCGGGACTGAAATTGTTTTGGCGCTTGATCTTCCGGACCATGGACCCCAGCCGACTGAGTTATGAGTCCTGGCCCAGAAGTAGTAAGTCGTGTTGGTCGTCAGACCCGAAATGGTGGTCGAGCCATCCGAACTGACTGTCGTGCTCGATGAAGCGTCAGAATTGTTGTCGTACCTGATCTGACGGGCGTCGATCGCGTCCCCGCCATTGGATCCGTCGCTGAACTTCGCAACCACCGAAGTAGCTGTTATGCCGGATATAGCCGGAACGCTAGGGGCGCCAGGTACTGTATCCCGACTGACGGAATGAGTGAACGTCGTTGGCCCACCCATACCGGAAATACCAGTGGCGGTGAGGAGCTTGAACGTTACGGTCTGGCTGTAGGTCGCGGTGTCGGAACCGACCTTCTTCCAATCCGCGCCCGTCGGGTAGTCGATCGTCTTGCTGGTGGTATCGCCATCGACTGTGTAACTGAAGTGAAGATCGTTATACCAGTCGCTGGAATATCCGGCCTTGAACCAGAACTCAACCGACGACCCAGTGTCCCGGATCATCATAGTTCCGGTTGAGCCGGTGGTTTTAGTCCAGTCGGTCACGGCCCCGCCTAACTGATGATCTGGAAGTAGATGTCCCCATCGTTACCACCGGATGGAGCAGCCGTACCAGAGGTTATACCGGCCGCAGTTCGGTAAGCAGCCTTGCCGGTAGGCACCGATACCTTAACCTGTGCGATATAGTCTCGGCTACGGTTGATTTCTTCGGCACCGTCTTTGACGAGGTCGGTGTCCGGGACTATCGAATATCCCGCAGCTTGGGCTTCGTCTCCTACTGCCATTTTGACCTCCTAACCGGGCAGATCCGCCCACTCTTCTGTGGTGTAGTCAGACCAGATCTTACCGGCCGGAAGACCTATCCAAGATCCAGCGGTGACGAACTGAGTGACCGCCAACGTCGGGTACGATCGGACACCCTCACTGTCGGCCACGAATATGTGCTCCGTGACCTGCATACTGTTCGAGACGCCATCGACATTCCGGGTCTCTACCAGATCGCCCAGGTTGTAGTCAGTGCCGTATACGTACTGGCTGGTCTGGCTTACCTCGCCGTCGAATGCTTGGACCTTACGGTTCTTGGCGAGCTCGTCAATACCCCTTTGGAGCATGAGAGCCTGGGCTACTACAGAGTCGGTATCTGTGATGTCATCAGCATTGACTATCAGAACACGCCGGTCGAAACCGGAGATCGTCGTGTCGACGTCATCCGGATATACGATTCGAGTACCCACCGGAGTTATGACGTACGCCGCGTTCTTGTACAACGCAGTGGATCTCAGCTCAGATGTGTTGTGCAGGTTCCCCAGACCCGAGCTGAATATGACAGCGGGAAGCGACGTCTGATGGGAGGTTCTGTCACTCCCCATGTAGATGTCAAACCACAGTTGTGCTGTGTCGCCATTCCTCACGAGTCGAAAGCCCATCAGGTACTGATCGCACAGCGTTTTCTCTGCATTGTACAGAGTATCCGGGCTGACGACATATGAGATGGTGTCCGTAGGAGCCGGGGTTGTGTCCGTGGAGAAAATGTTCCCCTCGTTGATGAGCGGAATCACATCCCCGGAATCGAGAACACCCGTAACGCAAATATCGTGGAACATCTGCGTCGCTATGACTTTGGGGGTTCCCGTCAACGTCCACGATGGATTCGTGGTGGTGTCATCCATGGCACTTCGAGCCATACGCTGATCGAGAACGGCTTCGAGAGAAGGGCCCTTGACAGTGAGGATCTCCTGGCCCTCGTCGTCGATGCCATCCTCGACAGTCTCTACTATCATGACCCGATATGACGGAATGATAGCCAGCTTGACTCCTTCTACGAACCGGGTACGGTTCTCCAGAGTCGAGTGAAGCTTCAGTTCGAAGTCGCCTACTGCTGAGAATCGCTCTGTCCAGATAAGCGATTCGTAACGGTCGACTACTTCGGTCCGACGGTAGAGACTGTCGAGGATATACACCTCCATACTCATCACAGACCCCCGTAACGCTCAGTGTATGTGACGGAATATGGGATAGCCGCTCCAGTTGCGTAAACCCTGAAGTGATTTTCCCCCGGGGTAAACTCCACCCAGTCAGACTGAGTGGACATCCCGTACAGCAGGGACGACGTAACGCCAGATCTGGTCAGCTTTACCGACTTGGCCCCGGAGATGGTGCTGATAACAACAACATCCCCGGAGACAAGCGATGCGGCGATATCCAGACTTCTGACGATAGAGTCTTCACCGGTGTTGTAGATGGTGAATTCGGTCAAGGTCCTGTTCACACTCAGAGTGAGTGCAAGACCTGTCTCGATATCGCCATCGTACTGGATCACGGTGTTCGTTGTGCTGGCCACCGTGGACCCGGAAATCGTCGCAGAATTCACGTTGACGAAATCCGGGTCGAAGCAGAGGATCGAAATGCTGACCGTCGGCTCCTGCGAGAAGAGGGCCGATTCGAATGACTCAACCCTCCCCTCGATATTCACGGTGAGACCGTCATCATCGTAAAGCCGAAGGCTCACGTATCGCTTGGGCTGGAAGAACTCGTACAGGTTCCTCCTGAGAGTACGAACGCTGTTCGTGATGTAGTCGGTTTCGAGCCCCAACGTAATCACGATATTCCGCTTTTCACGGCGAGAGGCTTGGTACTGTTCGCCATCAGCGTTCGCGAAGGGAGACGACACGATCGTCGCCTTCACAGGATCCAGCCCATCTACGTCCTGAACGCTGTAGCCACCAGATATGTCATCCAGCGGCAGACTCAGAAGAGTGCCCTGGAGGGTTCGAGCTTCGATCAGAGTGATCACTTATCCTCCAGAGCTCCCTTCAGCTTGGATATTTGGTTGTTTGTCTGACGGTAAATCTCCGCCGCGGGCAGAGCCTTAGGCGAGGTGTTGTACTGGTTGTAGGTGACTGCCTTCGACACGGTGGAAGACGTCGAAGCGACAGCATCCGAAGTACTCATCCTGTCGGTGGCTATAGACGTTGCCTTGAGATATGCCGCGTCTACCGAGACAGATTGAGTCGGGATAAGGCTGCCAATTTGACTGGCGTCCTTCTTGACACTGGACAAGTCCAGAACCGGAGTGATGGTCGGCTGCAGATTGACGGGAGCAGTCATCAGATCCGAGAATCCGTTAAGCGACTTCCGAAGAGAATCGACAGCCGTCTGTCCGGTGCCTGCAGCAGCCTTCTGGACAGAACCGGACATATCGCCCAATCCCTTGATCAGACCCTGCGCGGAATATTCGGCCACCGTTACGAATTCTCTCGAGGGGGACTTGATCCCGAGAGCCTTCTTGATCGCCTTGACCATCCAGCCGGCGATCTTGTCCATCTGCTTCTCGATGGCCTTCTGCTGGTTCTCAAGACCCTTTACGAGTCCAGCAGCAGACTGCACCGCAGCGTCGTACAGCTCGCTGGATGCCGACTTACCGAGAGCCTTGGCGGCGGTTGCCAGCTGACCGTCGAGGCTGTTGACTTCCTTGACCGCGTCCTTGCCGCCGGAAAGCAGGTTCTGCGCGAACGGCAGGGCTTCGATACCCTGGTTCAGAAGCTGCTTGTACGCTGCATCGTTCAGGCCAAGATCACGAAGCCTCTGGAGAGTATTCGAGAACTGCTTGGTCTTCTCGATCTGCGTCTTCAGGTCGGCTTCGTAGGTGGCTACCGACGTGTCCGCTGAAATATCTGGAAGAACCGAGTACTGATCCGTTACAGACTTCTTGAAGTCGTCGCGGGTCTTCTTGATATCGGCGAGCGCTTGCTTGGCGTTCTTGATCTTCTCGGTGTACTGGTCGTACTTTACCGATAGAGCATCAAGCTTCTTGTGCTCGTCGCTAAGACCCTTGGTCAGTTCGGTGTAGGCAGAAGCAGCCTTCTTTCGCTCCGCAGCAGACGCCTTAGTGTTCTTAGACAGGTCGAGGAGCTTCTTCTTCATGTCGTTGAACGCGGAGTCGATCTTGCTCTTGTCCCCGCTCATCAGACCAATATAGAAGCCCTTGTTGACATCTTGGCCGATCTTGATGAACACCTTGGATGGCGAGTGCGAGTCGAGAACGTGCTTCGCTGCGTTGATCGCAGACGACGCCACATCCTTTGCCGCGGATATGATCTGCCCAACGCCAGCGGCAAGACCCTTGACCATACCCTTGATAATGGCTCCAGCCAGACGCCCACCAGCAGCACCAAGCTCCGACGAGTGCTTGTCGATAGCCTGGGATATCCCGTTGATGAAGCTCAAGATCATCTTCACACCGGCATCGATGATGCGGGGAAGATTCTTGCTGATGCCATTCATGAAGGCCACGATGACGTTAGTGGCCGCGGTGATGACCCTGCCGAGGTTGTTGGCGATTCCCTGGAGAATACCCGTCAGAAGATGAAGACCAGCATCGACCAACTTGGGTATGTACTTAGCCATCGTCTGAACCAGCATCACCAGCAGCTTATACAGCGTCTGGACGATCTTTGGAGTGAGAACACCGATCGCTGTGATCAACGACAGAAGCACTACCGTGATGGCCTGAGTAATCGCTGGACCGCCTGTAGAAATAACCTTGGCGAAAGCGATAATACCCAGACCGATCTCTTCCATGACCTTCGGAATAAGACCGATCAAAGCACTGACGATACCGATAACTGCCGCTGAACCCGCCGCTCCAGCCACAGCCAAAGCTGTGAGCCCGCTAGCGAACAAGAATATGCCCGCTCCGGCCAACAGCATACCGGCGCCCAGAAGAGTCACTGCAAATCCCAGAGCGACCATTACCGGGATAACCGGAGTAAGCAGCAAAGCTGCCGCACCGAATACCACGAATACGCCAGCCAGCATGAGAAGACTCTTGCCGATCTCCGTCCAAGACATCTGGGAGAACTGCTGGAGAACCGGCGCCAGAATTGCCAGAGCACCAGCGACAATGATCACCGCAGCTGCACCGGGAATAGCTCCTGACATGAGGAACAGAGCTCCGGCGATGATCCCCAACGTACCGGCCAACAGAGTCATCGACTTTCCGATGTCCTCCCAAGAATACTGGGCGAACTTGGAGAGTACCTTCGCGATCTGCTGGAGAGCCAGGGCTGTGATGAGAATTCCAGCCGCGGCAAGTGGAGCCGTAGGAGGAATCACATACAACGCTGCCGTGATGATCGTGAGTGCCCCGAGCATTACGGTGAGACTCTTGCTGATCGCGCTCCAAGAAAGTTTTGCCATTTTGGCAAGTGCGTCCGCTACCATCCCCAGAGAAGTGGCGATGATAAGAACCCCGGCTGCTTGCAGTGGTGCAGTTGGCGGTATGAACATCAGCGCTGCCGTGATGATCGTAAGAGCACCGGCCAGAGTCACTAGACCCTTGGCTATTTCTCCCCAGGACATCTTAGACAGGTCCTTGACCGCACTGGCGAGAATCTTGATCCCTGCCGCCAGCAAGATGATCCCTACACCCTGGGAGATACCGCCCGCGTCCGCCTTTGCGAACATGGTGAAGAGAACGAGCGCCCCAAGAAGCGCCCCGACGCCTACAAGGCCCTTAGCCAGGTCAGCCCAGTTGAGACCAGACAGATCCGTTACCGCACTGACCAAAATCTTTATGGCCGCGGCAAGAGCAATCAGACCCAGGCCGGTAGAAATCATCCCACCGGGGTTGGGCATGAGCTTGAGCGCGCCCACAACCAGACCCATGGTGACAGCCAGGCCTGTGAGACCCTTCGACAGCCCATTCCAATCCAGGCCGGACAACTGCTTGACTGCCTGGACAAGAATAAGAACAGCACCCGCTAGAAGGATCAGTGATCCCATCACGAACGGAAGCTTGGCGAATCCTGCGGAACCGATGAACTTCTGGAATACAGCAAGAGATCCCAGAAGCTGACCGAACAGAACGGTGATTGCAGCGCCGGCCTTGGCGAGATCGTCGGGATTGATCTTGGCCAGGATGCTCAGAGAGACTGCCAGAACGCCGATGGCGAGAGCGATCTGAAGAAGCGTTGCTGCCTTCAGGGTGGTCTGCATGGTGGAGAATACTCCAGTCATGCGCTCGAGGCCCTCGGAAATGGCATCGAAAACCCCGCCGGCGCCTCCGCCGAAGGTGTTGAGGAACTTCCTGACGATGAGGAACAGACCGCCAAGCAAACCGGTGTTGAGGCCTGCGAAGAGAGTCTTGAAGTCGAACCCCTCGAACATCGTTGAGACGTTGATACCAACACCCTGGAGAACGCTGGATATCTTGTCGCCGAGCTTCGAGAAGAAATCGCCAACGTTCTGCATGACCGTGAGTGTCGTCTGCCAGGCCTTAGATACTACTTCGCCCAAGTGGCCAAGAGGTTCGAGCTTGGAGGATATGCGTTCGACACTCTGCTCGACACCCTTGGAATCAGTGTTCTTGAACAGCGATCCAAGGAAACCAGCAAACTTCTGGATGAGCTTGATGGGAATGGTTAGAACCGCGCCAAGACCCTTGAAGAAGTTCGTGATCCCTTCGCCCGCACGAGCTCCGTTCCGGACAGCGACTAGGAAATCACCGACCTTGGCGGTGAAGTCGAGGAAACCGCCGGAGCCCTTAGTGGCTACTCCGACCAAGTCAAATATAGTGCGAGCCACGGCCTTTATAATGTCGACCGCGATTCCAAACACCGCGAAGACCCCCGCAAAGGTCCTCTTCAGTTTGTCAGCCGTGTCGCTCCCAATCTTGAGCTTGGCTGTGAAGTCTCTGAACGACTTCGTCATGTCGGCAAGTTGCTTGCCGGTGGTTGCCGGAAATATCTCCCGGAAGGCATCCTTGATCGGCTTGAGGACGGAGATAAGTCCCTTGAAGACATTCCCTATCCCGCTGATCAGGGCAGTTCTTCCGCCTAGCTTCTTCCAGTCGCCGAGAACCTTGTTCCGAGCATTGGCCGAAGCACTAACAAACCCATTCAGAGAATTGCTGATTCCGGTGAACAGACCCTTGGCTTCGGTGAAGTCGCCGAAGATGATCTGCCAGGTTGACGTCCATCCAGATCCCACAGCTTCTTTGGTGGTGTCAAGAAGTTGGGTGAAAGTCTTTACCTGGGTTGCGGCTTCCTTGGCCATCTTGGCCTGCTTTTGGATGGCCGCGATCTGAGCCTTGTTGAACCCCTCGGCCTTGAGCTGTGCGTTGGACAGGTCTCCGGTGAATTGTGCCAACGTGTTTGTGAGGACCTTCGATGTCAGCCACGAATCTTGTCCGGGCTTCGCCGTGATGGACTCACGGAACGACTTCCCTTCGATCGTGACGTTCTTCATCTTGCCCTTGAGCTTTACAGCTCCATCGCTCAGAGTCCCCATCTTCTCGGCAGTCTGAGCCAGAGCACGTTGGAATACGGTACCACCCATACCGGCGTTGACTACTGAGTTCCAGTCCTCCAGGGATACCCGTCCAGCGGATATAGCCTGGGAGAGCTGGTACATGGCACCAGAAGCCTGCTCAGAGTTGGAGCCAGACAAGGCCGCCAGGTTTGCGATACCCTTGATTGACGCCGTAGACTCCTTGAGACCGACACCGGCAGCCGTGAAGGTGCCGATATTCTTCGCCATCTCGGAGAAGTTGTAAATGGTCTGATCGGCGTAGTGGTTGAGCTCGTTCAGAGCCCCATTTACATCCTTGAGGTTTGTGCCCGCGGCCTGAGTGTTAGCCAGAATGGTCTGGATCGCATTCAGGTTCGTCTCATATTCGTGGAACCCATCCATGATAGGCGCGAACGAGAACGACTTGATGAGCTGGGTACCAGCCTGAGCAGCCCTCGCCCCGATGCTCAGTAGGGCACCAGTGGCTACGGTGCCGAGTGCGGAGAACTTTCCGGATATGGCCGAGACGCCATTTTCGATCCTCTGAAGAGAAGATGTCGTCTTGTCCGAGGTTCCGATGGTCTCACTCAGACCGCTGGTGAACTGGCCAAGAGAATTACGACCCGAATCGATTTTCTGGCCGAAAGTCGTAACGTGCGAAACCAGCGTCGAAAATCCACTGGTGAACCGGCCGAGAACACCCTGAGAAGCTTCGATCTTCTGGCCGAAGGCCGTAGCTACAGTGGAGGACTGCGAAACACTGGATGTGAACCGTCCGAGAGAATCCCGGCTTCGCACCATGTGCTGATCGAACTGTTCGGCGACGGCAGAAACCCCCGCGAGACCCTTCGTGGCACCCTGGAGCTGAAGGCCCTTGTTGAGCCGTGCCAGGGTGTTTAGAGTCTGCTGAACACCACGTTCGAACGCAGCATTCTCGAACTTCATTTGAACGACACGCTCGTCGATAGAGCTCACGCGGAGGTCACCGCCTTCCATACCTGATCTGCGATGTGGTCAAAAACCGGTTTCATGGCTGGGTTGATGTAGTCCTGGCCTTGGACGTACCCACCGGTCCCTGTTCCATAGCCGTACTGCAGCATGATGGCTACGGGGAATCCGTTCTCTACGTCTTTGTTCGTCCACTTGATAGTCACTGATTTTCCGGACTGTTCGATTTCGTAGTCCCAGGAATCAGCAGCCAATCCAGAATCGACCGGTGTTCCCGCAATCAGAGCGACCACTCCTTGCCTGGCAGATGAGTCCAGGGTGTTGTAGATAGTGCCCTGCTTCATCTTCCGGAGGAATGCTTCGGCGTGCTTGGTGGAGCCGGTGACTGTGAAGTAGATCATTCGGCTCCCATTTTGACTGAGTTAGCTGGCCGATTCGTACGTGAACGACATGCGCAGTTGAAGCGCAGTGGTCAGCGCCTGCGGGCGAGATACAGACGTGTCCATTGCCTGCATGGCGTTGTTGGTAGAACTGGTGACGAAGAACGGGGTCATGGTGGTTGCCCCTGAGGACATGATGACCTGGCCGCCCCACCTAGAAGTGTCCAGAAGATGAGCATGGCCAACGTGCGCGATGCTACTGGCCGCCACTGCGTAAGGAGGCAACGTGAACGACGGAGTTCCGGTACCAAACGTCGTACCTGTCCCCGCGATCAAGTTGACGACTCCAGTGATGGTACGGCCGTTCTTCTTGTACCGACCTGTGAGCGTCCCTCCGGTCCCTAGAGATGGCGCAGTTCCGGTAGTTGTCCATACGGGAACGTAGGTCGTCCAGGCTTCCGTGTTGTTGTCTGCCAGAACGACAGACTGCCACGCCGACCAGCTACCAGAAGTCGTGCAGGTGCGAATCCATTCCCGGGTCTTGTTGGCACTTCCGCCGATGTGCTCGGTGAACGTCTGCCGGGTGAAGTCGTCAGAACCCTTGTACGTCCGTACTTCGCCCCATGTTCCGGAGAAGTCCCAGCCCGTGCCATTGGTGTTGTTGTAGTAGATTCTCGACAGGCCTGACGGATAGTTGGCTATCGTCGTGGTCTGGGTGAAGCTGGCCGCGGTCAAGTTGACCAGGAGCATGGCCTCTACCCAAGCAGTCCAGCCTCCGCCGCCATTACTGACGTGGTAGGTCCTCGTCCAGTATCGGGCGAACTGCGTCCCACCGGCACTGGAATAGAACGTTTGCTCGCTTCGGTCTGACGTGATGTGAGAAACCACAGTGCCGAGACCGGAATTTGGTGTCCAGGCGGATCCAGTGGTGAGGACCATCACCGAGGTACCAGTCGGGTAAGTACTCGGCAGAGCTGTTTCCGCAAGGCTGTTGGAGGTGAGGACACGAACAGACGAAAGTCCTGCCGGCGTTACTGCTCGAACTGCATCGGTTCCGGTAGCTGTTTCCGCTGCAGTTGCGAGTTCTACGGCTCCCGAAAGAACGGTTGTCGCCGAAGGTACGACGCCCGCGTCGATCTGCGTTTCGTCGTACTTGATGAGGATGAGATGACCCGCTGTGTCGAACGTGGCTTCGGTGATCGCTCCAGCCCGGATAGCCTCCATGGCAGCGGCGGTCATGCCCGTGATGGTAGCCATACGACCACCTTTCTACTCTGAGCTCAGGGTGTAGGTGCTGTCATCGATGAATACCGCGGTGGAAGCGGTGATCGAGAACGTGTCGTCATCCAGCATTCGGATAACGTCAAACGGAGCAGTCGCGGTCCACGTTCCATCTCCATTGTCAATCACAGTGAGCGTGGATATGGCGTCGTAGGCGGCGATCAGTTCTTCGAGTGTCGGGATTCTTGACTGGTCGTCGTCGGTGCCGTAGAGAATATCCTCGACAACAGAGAGAACAGATGGATCGGTGGTTCTGGAATCCATCACGATATGAGAAGTGGGTCGGTAGCCTGACATGGCGGGGGGCTTGCACGTGATCTTCCAGCTGAAATCGGTAGGATCTGTCGAATCCTTCAGGGTTCCGTTAGATCTGTCCGAAGGCGAAGTCAGCGCATTGTAGATGATGTGAAGCTTGTACCCGAAGGCTTCCGTGTTGTCATTACCTACCATGGTGCGGTAGGAAAGACCGAACGACTTCCGTCTCTGATGGGTCAGGAACAACCCAGACCGAGGTTCCACACCTCCGTCACACTGGACGAACTCGTCCGGGTAAGTGAACGCGGTTATGGTGCCTTCGTACTCCTCAGCTGAGGGGACCGCCAGGTACTTGATCCCATCGATATAGAACGACTTCGGGTCTCCGCCGGAAGGGCTTTCTTCGATGGATGTCAAACCGTTCCATGGGACACCGGGGTAACCGTCGACGTACAGAACACCTCGGTCAACGCCTGCTTCATAGAAGCGCGAGCCGACAGTATTCCAGTCGAGTCTTGTCATGCCGAATTACCCCCTCTCATCCGGAAGTACCCATTTGGGCTCGTCGTTGTGCATTCAGCGATCGATTTTGCTGGGCAGCCTCAGCCCTACTCATCTTCTTAGGAGGCTTGTTCTTCTCACTGAATACCTTGATGAGTGTGAATAGGCGGTTCAAATGCCAGTCTTCACATTCCTTCGGTATCCCGTAAGAGAACAACCAGTAGTAGACGAGCTCCGCGGTGATGATTTCCCGACTTCGCCTCTGGTTCGCATCTTCCCTGAACCAGGTAGCGGTCATCTTTGCGGTGGTGTAAGCATCGATCTCTTTGATGTTGTCCTCGGAAAGTCTCTGGAAAACTTCTTCGGGAACATCTTGGGTGAGAGTCATCTCCTTCATGTACCAGAGGATCTCTTCCGGAGTTTTGTTCTCTGTACTCAGGAAGGGCTTCTCGAACTTTGACTCCCATTTTGACAGGGAGACCAGAGAGTGCTCCAATTCAAGTTTAAAACCATCAGCAATTACGAACTCTCGAGTCTCCTCGTTGTATGCTTCAGTCATCGGGACTGTGATTGTGAGCACTCTCTGGCCTCCCTTCTGTCGCGAGGGTTGGCTACGCGAAGGTGATGAGCCACTCGTCCTGGGTGGGCGTCGGGAACTTGTAGCCCGCGGCCGGCAGAGCGGTGACGAGCTTGTTCGCGGTGATCGGTCCGAAGGTGCCGGTGACGACCTCGCCGTCGATGTAGTAGACGACGCCGGTGACGGTCGGGATCGTGATGATGTCGGTCGACGCGTTGTAGGACGGAGCGGTCGGGGTGGCGACGGTGACGGTGCCGGAGAAGAAGGCGTAGACCTCTGCCGGGGTGGGCAGACGGGGGTCCGTGCCCGTGGTCCCGTAGAGCGCGTCCTCGAGGTCAGCCAGAGCACCGGCGTCCACCTTGGTGGAGTCGATGATCATGGTGGCCGTCGGCTTGTAGGCCGTGCCGCCGATCGTTCCGACGTCGATCGGGGTGGTGCTGAACTCCCAGCTGAAGCCGATCGCCTCGGGGGAGTCGTTGACCGTCGCGAAGGCCTTCTCGGACGGAGCCGCGAGAGCGTTGTAGACGAGGTGGATCTTGTAGCCGAAGTCGTTGAGCTCGGTGTCGTTGCCCAGCTTGGACCGGTAGGACAGGCCGAAGGTCTTGCGCGACTGCTGGCCCATGGTGACGCCGGCCTGGAGAGTTGCCGTGCCATCGCACTGGGCGAACTCGTCCGGGTAGGTGTAGGCCTCGATGGTGCCGCCGAACTGCTCGATCGACAGGAGGTTGAGGTACTTGATGTTGTCCGCGTACTGCGGGTTGGACTCGGCGCCGGAAGGCGACTCGGTGAGAGTCGTCAGACCGTTCCAGGCGAACCCGCTGTCGTAGACGCCGGACGTGTTCGGTATGTACAGGACGCCTCGGTCGACACCGGTCTCATAGAGCCGAGCGCCCGTCTGGTCCCAAGCAAGCTTGGCCATGATTGACTTCCTTTCAGAAGTACAGATTGAAGACGTAGTGGTGGAGATTATCCGCCGTGAATACCCGGTTCAGGACGGACAACGGCAGCTGAGCGACATCGTCGGGAATCAGCGTATCCGGATTTCGGTCGATCACCGTCAACTGATATCGCTTGAAGCGACTGTAGGGGTGGTTGTCAGCGAACTCAGTCTTCGCGTTGTCTAGCGAATAGACAATGCAGGGGTACACCATCGCCACATTGGCGGGGGGCTGGAAATACACATTCTCGCTTCCCAGCACCCCCTCAAGGAGTGTCTGAAGTTCAAGCCTTGGGGCCATTATAGACACCCCCTAGCTCCAATATCAGGCGGGGGTACCGGGGCTCAACGTTCGAGACAACCCAGTAAGCCCCCGCCCAAATGACATAGCGAATGTTGAAGAAATGACCGTTGGCGTACTCATCCGCAACGATACTGATTGAATTACTCACCGAGAGGTCATTGTTGACGCTCTCACCTTCCCTGAACTTCAGCGAGTTCCTCACCACATCCCCAAAATATGGGAGTTCCGTGATGACGTCCTCGTGCACGCCAGGGGCGGTTTCTACAGTTGCGCCGTATCCCACCTTTCCTGAAAATCGAGTCATGTCTGAGGTTGCCTAGATCAGGCGGCGTTGCGCTTGAACATCCAGGAGTCTTCCTGGTTGTTGGCGAAGTAGTACCCGGACGCCGGGACCGCGTAGACGGTCGTGGATGCGCCGGCCGCGAGAGCGGTCTGAGCACCCGCGGTGAGGGTGGTGGTGCCGTCGTTGCCCTTGTAGACCACGCCGGTGACGGTCGGGATCGTGACGACACCCGTGCTCGCGACGAAGGCCGGCTTGGTCGGGGTCACCAGGACGTTGGCGGAAGCGGTCTTCTTGATGACCAGAGCGGACTTCGGCTTGACGAGAGCGCCCGACATGCGGGTTTCCAGCAGGTACTTCTGCTGGTTGTAGTCGATGTCGAAGTCGTCGAACATCGTCAGCTCGCCACCATTGTCGGTGCCGATGTTGTAGTCGTCCAGGTTGACGACGATGCCGATCAGGTCGGCTATCTCCTTCATCGGCTCGACGGTGATGATGTTGCTGACGCCGAGGACCTGAGCGACCTCGCTCTTGTTGGCGTAGTAACGCCGGCCCATCTCGTCCTTGGCCTTCAGGAACTTGTTGAGCTGCGGGATAGTGGTGTAGAAGACCGGGGTGCCGGTGCCCTTGTAGAACTCCATGCCGTCCATGACGGCGTCCACGACCTCCTCGTAGCTCGAGTTGGCGTCGTCGACGTTCACCAGCAGAGTGGTGACGAAGAGCTCGTGGTCGTTCACGATCGAGCGGATGCCGATGCCGTCGGAGGTACCCAGCGGGTCCTTGACCTTGTCGATGTCGTCCGCCGCACGGCCGTCGCCGATGAGGATCGCACGGGCGATCTCCTCCTCGGTCATGAGCCGCATCTCGGCCTTGAGGAAGGCGACGATGTCGAAGTCCGTGATGTCGAGCATGTCGTCACGGTCGAGCTTCTGCTTCTTGTAGATCGTGGTGGGGCTGGTGGTCCGCTTGCTGACGCCGAACCACTCTTCCAGCTTGTAGTTCCCCTTGATGTAGCCCTTGGCACGGGCCTCGTCCTGGGTCAGGTCGGCCGTGAAGGTCTTGATGCGGGAGAACGGGGTGTGACGGGTGCCGTTGAGGACGGTCGTGACCCACTCGGTCCGGCGCTTGTCGAGGTCGATGGTGCCCGTGGCCATCTTGGCGTCCGGGAACAGGACGTCGATGCTCTCGATGCCGTGCTCGAGGGAGTTGATGTAGTTACGGGCCGCCTCCCTCAGGGAGCCGCACTTGACGGCGTCGGCGAAGATGCCCTTGACGTCAGAGTGGCTGAGCACGTTCTTCTGCTCGCCTTCGTTGGCGTCGTTCTGGTCGAACACGTTGCGCGACATGTTGTCGGCTCCTTCCTTGTGGGCGAGGACGCCCTCGGCGGTGTTGTCGTCGGAGTGCTTGGCGGCAGGAGCCGCGGCGGAGGTGACCGAGTCCAGAGCGGCACCGATCAGGTAGTGCACGACGTTCTGCTCTTCCTCGGACATTCCGTCGTAGATGTCCTGGACCGTCATGTCCGCGGAGGCGTGGGCGAGATCGTCATCCTCGTCGGTGTCGTCCTCTTCGATCTCGTCGAGGGCGTGCTCGAGCTCTTCCTCGGTGTAGAGGATCGCCTCGTCGTCCAGTTCGGTGATCGAGCCGTCGCCGTGCTTGAGGTTGACGAAGTCGATGACCGCACCCGGATTGGCGCCGGCGAGAACCAGACTCACCTCACGGATGTTTCCGTGGGTCACCTTCTTGGCCGTCTCCACCAGGTTGTTGGCGTAGATCGACAGGTGCTTGAGGTCGCGGTGCTTGACCTGGGTCTTGGCGAGCTGACCCTTGGGCGTGTCGTTGAAGAACGCGTAGGCGTAGATGCCCTCTTCACGGTGCTCGAGGATCGCGTGACCGAGAACGTTCTCGATCGCGTTGTGGCTGTGCTGGAACACCAGCGGGACCTGCTGCTGGTGCATGTGCTTGAAGGCGCCGGGCATGATGGTTCGGCCGTCGGTGCACTTGAGGCCAGCCTTTGTGGCCCAGCCGCCGAAGTCAGCTTCGATTACTCCCATTTTGACTGTCTCCTTTCCCTACTTCAGTGTTTTGCTCTGAGCTCCGACGGAAACCGTTTCCGGCGTGGTTGGTGGTGCTGCCCCAAGACCCATGTTGGTTCCTGGCTGCGGCATGTTGCTGTTGACCAGTTGGTCAGCCTTCGGGTCCTTGGAAGGCTTGAAGCCGATCCCCTGACGGATCTCGTTCGCCGACAAGATCTCGTTCCGTGTGAACTTGTCCGCGATCTCAGCGATGACTTCCATCGGGACGAGCTTGAACGGGTCACGGAAGTACATGATCGACTGGTTCTGAGTCCGAGCCGTCTTGGTCAGGAAGGTGCGCTTCATGGACTCTGCGATCGCCTGGATCACCGGCTCGATAGTCCGGACGAAGTAGTTCAGCATGACCTTCTCGTCGGCCGTGCCGTTCATAACCTCCGGAGTCAGACCAAGTTCTGTGTAGAGCTTGTCGGTCAAGTACTTGATCTGTTCAAGAAGGTTGTTGTCGACCGGACGATTCAGCTGAGTGATCTTCTCGGTACCGTCTGTGTAGGCGATACCATACTTACTGCCAGTAAGCTGGAACTCGATGTCCTTGCGGCGCTGTTCTGCCTGCTGACGTCGAAGATCACTCTTGACCACATAAGGAAGCTGAATGATCATGTTCAGCTTGCCCGAACTGGACGCCTCGTCTACTGCGTCCAGCATGTTGAGCTTCCGCATAAGACGCTGAAGTGTGGAGCTCGGTTCGTTCATCACTGAGTAAAGAGGATTCTCAATGATAGCCGTCAGACTCTTAGGAACGGTTACTATCTTGCGTTCACCGTTACGCTGATCATACAGGCTGACGCGAACATGCTGAGGCTGCCATCCCACAATCTCGCCGACGCGAAGTTGCTGGATCGAGAAACCAGCAGTGTCGTTAGGGTCGAGATCTGTTTCAACCGGAACAACAGCGGCTAGACCTTTCTCGAACAGCGTCATCGCCATGTCCTGACGGAACTGTCGAGGGCCTTGGTCGAGGTTCGGGTCTACAGTCAAACAGTCCTGAAGTCCGCTTGTGATATCGTTGAGATACCGACCGTCGTCGTCTGTTCGGACATGCCGAATGTCAACTCCAGAAACATCTATGCCGAGCCGAACGTAGATCGACGAGATGATAGAACGTTCACTGGAATACGAAGACCTACCTCGGGAAGGAGGACTGTAATATCCGAGACTGCTGCCGCCGGTCTTATGCAGACTGTCGAAGTAGTTCGGATCGGTGAAGACGTTCCAGCTGTGCTTCAAACTTTTAGACACACGAGAAAACAAGTTTGCCATTAGTCACCTCCTTTCTGGAAATATGGCTCGGAGCTAGCCGATCCCCATGTCTCGGAGAAACTTCTTGGCAGCTTGATGGCCGTTCGGGTCGGTGGCCTTAGAGTAGGCCTTCTTCCCTGCGTTGAAGATCGTCTTGTCGATGCCGGTCTTGTGCGCATACAGAGCACCACCAACTACGATTGCGGTGGCCGCTGATGCGTACTGTGAGTTTCCGTTGAGGATGTGGCGAGTTCCCCGGATGCCTCTACCGGCGCTGTTCTTGACGTCTTTGCGCTTGCGCTCGCTTCGAGCCTTAGCCGCGTGGACTGACATGTCCTGCTGGCCAAGATGATGATCGAACGCCTTCTTGTAGGCGGGGTCCTTCTTGCTTCGCCCCTCAACAGTGGCCTTGATCAGCTTGCGCCGAGTGCCAGCACCTTGACCAAAGAACTGTTTGGCTCGGGCGAACTCCTTCGCGTCCTTCTTGGCGGTGTTGTTGGTGCTACGAGAAACACCAGTCGGACCGTCATGCCGGACGCCCCACTTCATGCCCTTCACACCGAAGTGCATGAGTTCACCAGGGGAGGTTTGCTCCCATTTTGACATGAAAGAGACCTCCCTTAAAGGTTGGTGATCTTGAAGGCGCCCTTACGGTTTGCCTTGGAGTAAGTGGGTCCTGAAGTTCCCGTTCGAGGAAGTCCCAGAGTTTCGGCCGCTGAAGCACGACCTCGGTTGGTTTCGGCTCGAACAGCGATGGTCTGGACGAGAACCGGGCCGTAGACCTTCGCCATGTCGTGAGCCACACCTGCACCGATGAGAGCGAGTCGGATCTTGGTCTTGTACGACCGCTCCCTCTTGCGAGCCTTCTCCAGAGTCATGCCCTTGTTCAAGCGGCGATTGATCCGCTTGACTCCAGCCTGTCCGTGCTTCTGCCGGTCAGTGGCCTGCTGACCGCTGGTGTAACTGGAATGGGTCGGAGTGTTCTTTCGGACACCCCAGTGCATCCCCTTCACACCGTAGTGGACGAGGTTAGGGGACATAGTCGGTCTTCTTGTTGGCAGCGGCGGCCAGACTTGCGAGGCTCACGGTCCCATAGGCCTTGAGAATGTCGCTGACCTTGGCCTTGCCCGTTGAGAGGCGTTCGATCTGGCCTCGGTAGTTGGCAGCTCGACGAGCAGCCTCGTTCTTCAAGCCTCTCTGCACTGCCAGATTGTGAAGACTCGACCCGCCGAGGGAAACGACCTTGTCGGCGAGTGAACCCTTGCCGCTGGCAACTCGCTCAAGACGCGATGCCCGCGTGTTGAGGTCTCCGGTTCGAGCCTTCCGGACACCCCACTTCATACCCTTCACGCCGTAGTGAACAAGCTCACCCGGCGGAGTTGTCTGCTGTGTCATTCGAACTCTTCCTTGTGGAGCTTGTACGCTATGAAAGCGTCCATCAGGGCGGCGACGTTGTCGATCTTCGCTTCTTGCCGCTTCTTAAGAAGCTTCCGGTTGCCGTTGGTGTCTTCCATGGTGATCGCGTTGCCCATGGCAAATGTCATGAGTGCTTGATCAAAAATGAGAAGCCGTTGACCACTAAGAGCCTTGAGTTCCCCAAGCGGGACAGACTCAGTCCTCGCCCCCTGAATCACTTTCTCGATGGCATGCGGACCGTTTTCCGCTTCCCAGCGGGCTACGAACTCCTTAGCGTTGTACGGGTCAAAGCCAAATGCGCGCACATCATAGGCAGATTCCTGGATGAATGCATCCAGATCATCAAAGACTTCTATCATGTCGAGGATTGTCCCCGGCATGACATGGAGACTTTCTTCTCCAATGAACTCTTCGTACTTCTGACGCATAGCCCCCGGGAGCTTCATCAAAGTCAACTCAGTGATGTAGCTCCGGGTCTTCACTCCGAACTTTCCGTCACGGAGAGGGAAGAGGAAAGTGAACGCACAGAAGTCGTCACCTTGGGAGAGGTCTGCACCCAGAGCACAAGGCATCTCCCAGAATTCCCGATATGGATGAGGTAGCGTTTCTTCGTAGGTGAAGAAGTAGGTATAACCCTCCATCGGGATCCCGAAGCGCTTAGCCAAGATGTCATTCCTGGCAGCCGGGGCTTTCTCGGCTCGTTCAACATCGAGTTGGTAGACGTCATACGTCACCGTCTTTCCGAGGTTGGGATTTGCCTTGACCCACATTGATGGGTCGGCTACCTCTTCCAGCTCGTCAAGCTTGTAGTGAAAAATCGAGACATGGGGGGCGTTGTACTCGCCCTTTAGAATGTCTTGAAGTTCCAGCTTGATTGTGTCACCGCTGCCGTTACGAACGGTTCCCTCGGAACTGACAGCCACGATTAGGTAGTCGTCAAGCTTCGAAGCACCCTGCTCGATCGCGCCAATGACGTCTTCTCGAAGATCTCCGGAAAGCCACTCATCTACAGTGGCAACCTTCGTTCTGAGACCCTGGAGTTTGTTGATGGTCATGGGGCGAACTTCGAGCATCGAACCAGTGAGGAAGTTCTCGACGCCCTTCTTGGTGGCCGCCAACTTCACTCGGTTGGCCCTAGAACCAGTCGTGTTCTGAAGCGAACCCTCAGTAAGAAATGAGAAGAGGGGGCCACGGCTTCGGATGATTGAAGTCCGTACGGGAGACATGACTTCATCCGCTTGCTTCATCGTCGGAGCTGTGGTGATCTGATGGGTTGTAGCCGCATCGATGTTGAGGAAATAACTCTGCAGACAAGACTCGTAGAGAGACTTGGCCGCACCTCGAGCCACGATCAGATACTGCTTGGTTGTCAGGCGCTTCTTGATCACCTTGTCAACGTACCGACCACCAAGTTTGTCTGGTGACGGTTCGTAGACACTTCGGTTGACGAAGTAGTACCAGCAGAATATCTGTTCTGCCCACAGCTTGAACGAATCGAGCAAATACAGATCGCTACCATCGGTGAGCGTAAGCTCGCCTTCGCAGTAGAGAACGAACCCTTCAACAGGCGCCGGATCGTAGTAGATGTTCGGGTTGTTGATGAGTGCGTCGATGCGGTTCATCTCCAGGGAGATCTCCCGATTGACGGGGATATCACCGCGCATCACTGCGTCACGAAACCTCCCGTAGTAGTAGGGGGTTGCCGTGTTCGACAGAGCCATCGTTAACCCTCCCTTCTACCTGCCGTTGGTGTAGTGATTCTTCGCGTACTTGACGGCGATAGCCGTGCCCGTAGCAGCCGCAGAAGAACCGCCACCCGTATAGGCGGCAGCACCTACCTTGGCCGCGATGAAGGCGCCCTTGAGGCCCTTCACGATGGCCTGTCCGGTGGGGGTTGCTGCGAACCTACGAGCGTTCTCGATGGTTGCCCCAACCTTGAGGATCTTCTGGGCGTTTTGAAGACCTCGGTCGATATCACTCTGACTGGATGTCGTCATGGTGTGGTACTGACGCTCCAGGTTCATCCGGGTGATGAGACCCTGAAGTTCCTGATTGCTGAGAGCTCTTGTACCACCGGAGTTGATCTTGGACTGGGCTGAATCGGCAGACTTGGCGTCGGCAGAAGCCTTAGGTGTGGAGCCCGATGAACCGCCGCTTGATTCGGACTTGTGGACACCCCACTTCATACCCTTCACACCATGGTGAGCGAGGACGTTGCTCACTGCAGAGCGGCCTAGTTCGATCTGAGACATTGCAACCTCCATGCCATAGTTATAGGATTTGAGCGGGAATGTGGGACCTGTGTAGTCACCCGTCCACAAAGCAATCCGGTCGAAATCGACAGAGTAGACCGTCGACTGACCTTGAGGTTGCTTCTTCGCCGGAGTTCCAGGAAAACCCAAAGTCAGATGTGGATTCCACTCGGGGAACTGATCGGTCGAGTAGTACGCTGCCGAGATGAGAGGATCTTGAAGTAGGTGAGAACGGAACGTTTCGATACTCTTCGACCACTGCTTACTGAAGAAAAGAACGTCAGCGCTTTTGTCACCTAGTTCGCCCCGGCTGTCAACACTGAGAGAGAACCGAGGGAGCATGGAGGCTGCATGCCCTACGTACTCGGTGACATGTTCGAGTTCTGAAGGACTGAACTTGTTGGCACCCAGGTATAGAAGTGTCAAGTGCGGTTCTTTTTCGCTCGAAACTTGTCGTACGTAGTCATCTGCAGAGGGGAGGGCAACTATTACAAGTTGGGATCCGTCCATGAGACGGCCTCCCTGACTACATTGAGCCGCCACTCGAGTTCTTCGATCTGCTTCTCCATCGACTCGATCACGAAAGACGTGTTCGGTGGATCGAACAGGAGACGAACCCGGAGATAGACGTAGGTCTTCACCGAATTCAGTTTGTTGTCCGTGACGAAGGCGTCCCACGTGGGAGTGGCATCCTCGATCATGAAGCCGTCGTCAGGACCGATTCCGACCTGAGTGAGAATCGAGAATACGGAGTTGGTGTGGAGTATGACATCCACGTCAAACGACGTGTCACTCTCAGCTATGCCGAGAATCTTCTTGACACTGGTGAGTATGCTCTGTGCCACGTGGGACACCTCCTCTCATTTTGACGGATTTAGCCCCTGGCGATCACCAGGTGGTTGACTTCCCGCTGGACATGCGCCGGGTCGTAGCCTGCGGCCTTCAGCTTCTTGGACCGCTCGGGGTCGTCGCCCCAAAGGCCTCGGTAGACCTCGTCGGCGAGCTGCTTGTACGTCTTGGGTCCCTTGGGCCCCGTGGCAGCGTGGTTGGTGCTGAGCAGACGGGTGACCTCGGCCTGGACCTTCTTGTAGTTGTAGCCCTTGGCGATCAGCTTCCGCTTCCGCTCGGGGCCGTTGCCGTACTTGCCGGCGAGGACCTCCTTGGCGATGTCGGTGATCGTCTTCTTGGCGGGGGTAGAGGAGCCCGAGGAGGAGGGGGTGGACTTCTTCGCCTTGAAGCTGTCGTAGGCCTCCTGGGCGGCCTTGAGGACCTTGGCGTAGATCTTGTCCATGTACGGGCCGGCACAGGCCGTAGACGACCAGTGGTGGTGGTAGAAGAAGTTGTCCTTGGTGGGACGAGGAGTACCGTCGACCACCTTGGCGAAGAGCCATCCCGCGAGGCGAGCGGCGCTCTTCCAGGTGACGTCAGCGACAGTCCAGCCCGGTGCGAGCGTGGCATCCGCCATCTCGATGGAGATGGTCTCCTGGTTGCCCTTGGCGTTGCCGACGGCCCATGCGTACTCGTTCACCTTGACGTACTGGGCGACAGCGCCGGCCGAGTCGACGTCGAAGTGAGCTGAAGCCGGCCGCGTCTGCCAGACCTTGAGGACACCCTCGTGAGAGAGACGCCCGCCGTTGTGGTGGAGGGTGACGGACTTCTTCTTGTACGCCGTGTGAGTGACGTGGCCCGTAGCGCTCAGCTTGTCGATGAGGTTCTTGACGGACTTGTCGTAGGCGATGGTGGCAGTCACTGACTGTCCTCCTCTTCGGAACCGACGTTGTCGCCGTCGGGGTCGTTCTCCTCTACGGCAGGCTCGTTGTCGCCGTCGTGGTCGTTCTCGACGTCATCCTCGGGGAAGCCCTCGAAGTCGCTGCCGGGGAGTTCGTCTTCGGGTCCGTCACCGGCGTCGGTGTTGGTGAGCGCCAACTCCACATCCGTGTCGTCGTAATTCGGCTGGACGTCAGCCATAGGTACTCCTTCGTAGTTTGAGCGTTCGAGATAGTGAAGTATGTCGATGCCATAGACACCCACGATTATCACCAGAGTTTCGTGTCGCCCGGCCTGCGTTCTACTAGAGGGCGAGGAAGCATTCTTTCATCGCCGTAGTGGATGGCGTTATGCGTGTTGTGGGATACGGTGATCAGGTTTTCAGGGTCAAGGATGCATGGATCCCCTGACTCAATCTGGCGCATGGTGATCGGGTTTAGATGGTGGATATAGAGACCCTTGTGGATCTCGTACCCGTCTATGCCCATGTCACATCCATTGTCTCTGACAATAATCCCATGACGGGTATTACGCCATTCTCTGGATGTGTAGAAAGCTTGATTGGCCCACCGATCAAATCCGAAAGTCGACTCGCCGACTGTTCCGCGAAGTGCGAGATAACGGTATCGCTCCAGGAACGTTTCAAGTCGGTTAAGTTCGGAGTATGATCTAACCATCCCCGTATCCGTCGTCAACGTCCTCGCTGGGTACTCCTTGATACCCGCGGAAGGCGTCCATCGCCTTGGCGTACATGGCTTCCAGTCGCTGAGTAGAAGCCATAGCTTCGATCTTGGCTTTCTGGAGTTCGACTTCTCCAGCCAAACGCCTTTGCTCTAGCTGTTCTCTGGTAGAACCAAGCTTCAGGTAATGCGTAATCACCTGAGCGGAAGCCGTGCCGTCATCCAATTGACGTTCGGCGAGTCTTTCAGCCTTGGCGACGAGTTGACTTTCCCGAGCTTCGGGAGTTGTAGCCGGATTTCGTCGGTTACGATTGGGGTTGGATGGAGATACGTTTTGCCGGCGAACAGTCACAGTTTTCAACTCCTTTCAGACTTGTTCAGGTCAAGAACGGTGAGACTTCCTACGCGGTTTGTACCCAGTTGTGGTTGTACGGGGCGTACGTGGCCCTGTCCCAGACAGTGCTGAGAACCTTGGTCGCGTCTCCGTTGATGGTCTCTGACCCGTCAGGATTCACGGTACAGGTGTTTCCTGAAGCAGTTGCTCCGAGTACGACCGTGATCGGCTTGGACCGACCGTCTGCAGGGGGGAGATTCAGCGTGATGTTCGCTGCGGTTGCGTCGACCACAACCAGTGTGGTGAAGGTGTCGACGGTCCAGTCAGCGGAGATCCCCTTGTTCGGGTACCACTTGGTCAGGAGGGTGATGTTGAAGCCGACCGGGTGGTCTGTGGTGAACGTGTCTTGGTTGATGTCCCCCATGAGGTACATCTGACCAGTCACAGACAACGACGCAACACCGCCGCTGTTGTCACCGATCTTGAGCGTGCCTTCGGTATCAAGTATCAGATGCAGATAAGGACCATTGCCCCCCGAACCTGCACCGATGAAGTAGACGAAGTACGAGCACGCTTCGATGGAAACGAAACCGTTTACACCGTGAGTTGTTCCGACAGAAGACCAGTAGTTGCCGACGATGCAGAGACCCGCCCACCCGTACAGCAGCCGGACGGAGAACATGTCCGTGTGCTCCGACACCCACACATCGTACGTGTATCCACCATGACAAGTGGAGTTCGTCATGAAGGAGAGATCGTTGTTTCCGGCTGTCGGCAGATACAGACCGATAACCATGCCAGTGCCGTAAACACTGACCGACCCGATGCCCTGGTAGACGGTCGACATCGACCCCCATCCGAACCGATCTACACCGCCCGATGCGCATGACGCAAGATAGGCCGCGCCGATCCCGATGCCCTCCCTTGTGTGGGTGGTACGGATCTGGAGGTTCCTCAGAGTGACCTGTACGTTGTTGAAGAGGGCAGCCTGGGTGTAACCGAACGGCTCGGTCGGTCCGCCGATCATGCTGCTGTGACCGTAGGAGTTGATGTCCGAAGTCTGAGCCGACGCAGAAGCGTAGGCGTAGTACGACACGAACGTAGAGCCACCCACGTTGGGAAGCTCCGTCTCCCAGTGCTGGGTCGGAGAACCGTCGGAAGAGCCCACGATGTCAAGATCGAACTTGGGGCCAGTCGTGGGCCACACCGGGATCATGATCTGGCTGTTGCCTTGTGCTTCGTTCCTCAGAGCACCGGCTATGACAAAGTGGTCCTTTGCCGCCGAAGGGATTTGCAGCAGAACCTTGCCCCCGTGAAGAAGCGCGTATGCCTCTGCACGATCGATGTCGTCCTGGAATACAGCCGTCTCGTCTGTGCCGTAACACATCATGACGTCCGACACCGTTGTGGTGACGTTACGGTCGAGGTCGACACTGTCCTCGGCGTTCACCGTTACGATGTGACCCACGAACGTGCAGACACCAGACGAGGCCGCATCGTACAGCAGGACCTTCTTGCCTACGTCACCCGATACGAAACCGGTCCAACCCGAGACCGTTACGGTACTGGTGCCAGAGTCGCAGCTCGCGCCTACGAGGGTGATTCCGTCACCGACGAGGTTCGACATGACAACACCGGAGGGCGTGGAGGATGCACCTGTCGCGACTTCGTCGTCGACGTACTTCTTGGTGGCGAGGTCCTGGTCTTCGACTGGGTCCTTGAACGGGCCCTGAGGTACTTCGTCGTAGGTCTTTACCAGTGGCATGGGGGGCCTCCAGGGGATGTGTTACCAGGGGTTCTTCAGGGGTCTTCTCGCTACGGCGGGATTGCCGAATAGCCCCAGAATGGTGCGAGAAGACCCCAGAGCAACCCCTGGGACCAAAAACTTTTGCCCAAAAGTCCCGCCGGGGCTATTTTTGGTG